AACCCTTTCCAAAGTAACGGCATACAAATTCCGCTGTACTTCTCCAACATACAATGTTGATAAAATCCGCTTTGCGTTCCTCGCCTTGCTTTACATACGAACGGTCAACGGCGATAGTGAAACTTGTAACGCTTACGCCTGTGTTTGTTGTTTTTAATTCAGGGTCAGCCGTTAATCTGCCCATTAAAATTGCTTTATTTATCATTTTTTACCCGCCTTATTTATGTAATTGTAAATTTGTCTGTCTTTCCAATATTGTTCCTTACTCTTGTAAAATTTGCACTTACCTTTTGTCTTGCATAACATTTCAGTTAAAGCTGTACATTCGGTTACTTCCCCAACTGTACATTCTTTTTTGTATGCAAAACAGTTTTCGTACCATTTGCTCATTATAAATATGACCTCCCTATTAAATTTCTAAATTCTTCTCTTGTGTGTGTTTCCTCGTATTTCTTTTGACAATCTCTTTTTAACTTCAAGTCAAGTTCACGGTTAAAATGCACGCCGTTTGGCGGTTCGTTATGGCAATAATGGCAAAGATAAACCGTAAAACCGTTTAACTCGCTTTTATTTCGGTTTGAAGCCCCATAAATATGATGTTTTTCTATCCAGTTGTTTCTATTGCATACATAACATCTTGATTTGTCTGTATCTAATATTGATTTTGCCATTTATACCTCCTCTTTCCATAAACTCAACATTTTAGATAACTCGTCAGGTGTAGCCGTCTGTATTCCCTGCTCTTTGCACTCAAATATAACGCTGTCAATCAAATCTGACATTTGTTTGCTGTCATATGTTGAAGAACCATAGTAGGCACATACATTTGTATATCCCTCTATTTTGCTTTCGCCTAATACATCACACACCCAACCGATACCGTTTTTGTTCCACGCTTCAATGAATTTATTTACAGCACAATTTTTAAGCGGGATAACCTCAAAATTATTGCCTATATTCTTAATTAACTGCCTGTAAATATCTTCTTTGTTTTGCTTTAACTTTGCCGCCAACTTACCACACAAAAGCCAAAAATACGAATTAGAATCAAGCGACCGCTTTTTTCGGTATTTTGATATTTTGATTGATAATTTTTCCTCGTTTCGCAATTCATCAAAGCACTTTGCCGCTTCTTCTTTATCTTCAAGCACCAAACTTAAAATTGCTTTATCCGTAGAAAAATCAATCGCCATATCATAGATTTTTCCTGTTAGTTCAATCGTTACCGCCCCCTGCTTTACTTTCAAAGATTGGTATAAGTTTACAAGTTATCAAAAGTAATAAAAAAAGCAAAAACCGAGCGTCACCGCTGAAATATACAAGTCCAAAAACAAAAGCTAAAACAGAAATGTACGCTACCGTTCTGCAAATAATAGATGTTATTATTGCTTTCAATTTTCATCACCTCTTTTAGTTCTCTTCTAAATCATATTTTCGTCCAATGTATAAGATTTCATCAAAATTAAAAAAATGAAAATAACCATTTTTCACAACCTTAACAAAACGACTTGAAGTGTCAAATATATAATCACTTACGCCGTTTATCTCTTTTTTCGCTCCTCTTTTGAAAGCAACTACAAGTGTATAAGTAACTCCATTTTTGTAATTAGTCATTTTCGTTGTCCTCTGAAATAATATAGCCGTTTGCTTCTGCAACACTGTTGTCAATGCTTCTTAACTGTTTGATGATAGTATCATTCTGCTTTTTAATATCCTTTAACAGATTGATAACTTCATACAGCCCTTTTAATGTTTTTCCTGTGTAGTCCATTCAATCACCCCATTTCAAACACTCTGTGAGGTTGGCTTCCAAGTTTATTTAGTTCACCTTCGCAAGCGGGGCATAGTCCCCAAGTAACAACGGGTGTGCAAATATCTAAAGGCTTTTTCGGTATTTGCTTTTCAACCGCTTCTTTAAGCGTCATTCCTATTGTGAGTTCACACTCTTTCATTGCCTGTTCAACACCGCTTTTTACGGCTTTGTCAAAATCCTCTTTTGGTATTTTAATTGTTACTTCTTTATTCATCTAACAAAATCCTTTCTTTTGCTAACAAAGTGACGCATTATGTATCTGCATATTCCCATTCTTTCGGCTTATCTCTGTTTTGGTGCTGATGAAGAAACACATACTCGCTATTTTTCTTCATATTTGCAAGCAACCATTCCGACGCTTGTGTGTGGGATAAATGCCTTTCTGCAACATTCAATTCATAGCAATATTGCCCTGCGGCGGTCTTTTCTCTTATTCTTTGCTCTAAATCGTCCTCGTCGTAGTTACTCTCTATCATATAGAGGTCATAGCCTTTTGCCGTTATTCCTTGCAAGTGTCCTGTATCTGTTGCGTATATAGCCTTTTCGCCGTTTGCAAACACTCTGTAACCGCTGTTTGGCACATTATGATATAACTTGATAGGTGATACTTTGAACGCCTTATAATCGTAAATCTTGCCTATCTCGTACACATCAATGCTTTGCTTCGGTATTCCTGCGTCTACAAGCGGTTTTACAAGCCATTGACAACAACCTATTCTAATAGTCGGTCTTTCGTCCACTAATCTTTTAATCGTTTTACCGTTAAAATGGTCGGTCAGGAATGAATATGAGTTAATAAAACAAGTTGCAATTTTTTATAAATATTTTTTAATGCTTTGAATGATACGCCAACATCAATTAAAATATTGTTGTTTACAACGACGGCATTACCTTGCGAACCTGTGCTTATAATTTCATATTCCATTTTTACATCACCTCACTTTCAAATGCTTCCTAACGCCGCAATCGTTCAAGACTACGGCGTTACCCTGTGAGCCTGTGGATATGATATTGTAATTCATTCCCCCAACAATTCCTTGACAACATCATTAAGTGTTGTTGCTTTATCATCAGAGTTCACAACTTTATGTGCTAATGTTCCCGTATACAATTTATCAATCAACACTTTTATCGGAATATTGGCATTTTTGCTAATATCATAAATTGCTAACGATAACATTTCTATAATTTCTGCACCGCTACCGTTTATTTTAACCTGTGTGCCTTTTCTGTCTTTTTCGATTACAATACTTGCTTTTTCCATAGTTAATAGTCCTTTCTTAAATATCATTCATTGTTACAACATCATCAACGGGCATTGCTTCAACCTCTATAGGCTCGTCCTGCTGTATGATTTCCTGTTTCGGCTGTACGGCGTTTTCTTTTGATAAATCAACGCCCATTTCTTCGGCTTCGTACATACCGCCTAAATCCTCAATAAAGGTTTCTCTTAATGCTCTGACCTTTGCAACCTTTTCAACCATTGTTGCACCTTTTCCCTGCCAATTAGCGTTAAGGCTACCGTCTCTTTTGTGCTGTGCAACTTCATCAAAAGATACACTACAATATGTCGGGTATTCCCAATTTTTGCGGTACACTTTTGCCCAACCGCCGACAACTTTTTCTTCTGCTTTAATATAAAATGTGCCTTTGCGTTCAATGATTTCCCCTGTTTCAATCACCTGTACATAAATACCGCTTTCCATACCGTTATAAGCAGGATTAAGGATTGCTCTTTTAAGTACAGCGTCCTTGCCGACAACGATTTGTGCAGGCTGATTGCCAAACTTGATACAATACGCTTCTTTCAGAAAAGGATTGAGCTTTCTTGCCTTGCATAATTCTGTGAAGAACTTAAATTCAGGCATTGTAATTTTGCCGTTATCACTTCCTACAATGTAGTTTTGTACAATGGTCGGTGTAAGTTTTACTTCCTGACCGTCAACTTCATATACTACCGCTAATTCTTTCTGCTGATTATTCATAGTCATAGCCGTTCCTTTCAAGATATTCCTTTAATTCTCTTAACTTTGTGCGTGTACCCCTTACAGTAAATCTCAAAGTCAAAATCGGTTCTTCCTCAACGGGTGGTGCAAACGGTTCAACTGTCGGCGGTGCTACTGCTTCAACCTTTGCGGCGGCTTCGGCTCTTGCCTGTTCTCTTGCCTTGCGTTCTTCTTCTCTTGCCTTTGCTTCCTCAATAGCCTTGTATCTGTTTGTTACCGCTGTAATAGCACCTGATACATTCAAAGACTGCTTGTATTCGTAAAGGATTTCGTCTTTGTGTTCCTGCGTATTAATCAAGCTCAAATCATCACAAATACGGTCAATAAAGGTTTTTGCCTGCTCTTTCAGGCTTTTCATACTTGCGGATAATGTTACATTGATATGTGCATTGTCAAAGGTTACAAAGTCAATCCCTGTCGCTGTCAGGTATTCGTCAAAATACTCTTTAACTTCGGTGCGTTTTCTCTCTTTCAACTCATTCTCTACGCCGTCAATCTTCTTTTTCAGCTCAACATCAGCCTTTTTATATGTATCTGATACACAATCCTTATAAACTGTTTCAAAGGCTTCATAAGGTGTCATAATCGCCTTTTTTACAGCCTTGCGGCGTTCTTCAAAGTCTTTCAAATCTTTGTTAAGGCTTGTTCTGACTTTCTTTACTTCCTTTACAGTATCTTCGGTGCAAACAAGGCTTAAAGCTGTTTTAACCTTTGCGTTTACTTCCTCTTTGATTGCCTGTAAATGTTCCTCAATTTGTGGAAGTTGTCTTACCACTATAATGTTTTCGTTCATATTTTACTCCTTTCATTGCTCTTTCAATCGACCACTTTAACCTATTTAATCGACTTTCAAGAGTATCATATTTTATGCCTAATTCGTCAGCCCATTGTGACATTGTTTGAGTTTTGCCGTTATAGGTTATCAATCGGTTTCTGCTATAATTGTTCATCTGTGCTTTTTGAGTTATCCACCGACAATTTGACGGCTCATAATTTCCGTCTACATCTATGCGGTCAATAGTAAGGTTGTCAGCGTAACCATTTGCCATTGCCCATTCGTAAAACGCCTGAAAGTCGTGCAACCATTCATCACATACCGTTATTCCTCTACCGCCGTAATATTTATAGTTAGAAGCGGTTTTACAATAACATCTGTTTTTTATTCCCGCCCATATCGTGTATAATCGGCTTTCTCTTTTTCCGTGTGTTTGTGACCGCTTTTGGGTAATCTCTTTTCTCAAACAACCGCAACTTTTTGTATTGCCACTTACCAAACTTGCACTACTTGCAAAAGACCTATTGCCACACTCACACAAACATTCCCACATTGCTTGATTATGTTTGTTGTTTTCTACTCTCTTAATGACTAACAACTTACCAAACTTTCTACCAACTAAATTGTTAGACTTGCTCAATTTTTACCTCCTTATAAAATTCATATCTGTTATCTTTGTTGTCGTGATTGACAACACTTGCAAATTTATCTACATACATATCATTTACACTAACAACCGTGTTTTTTGACCTGTCAAGCATAAAGATAATTTCCCTGTTTTTGAGTGCGTCAAGCACATCAAAACTATAAATACTTTCATACTTCGTCATTTTTGATACCTCTTTCATTGATTTTTTTTGCGAAAAATTCCGCTAATCTGTGATTATGTACTTTATCACTATTAATCAAGCGGACTATCATTTTTCTTTCATTTCGCATTGTTTCACCTCGTCAAGTTTTTGTAATGCCCACATTTCAGCGTCAGGCACATTGTATGTCTGTTGTAATCTGTTCCAAAATTCGGCGTTACCGTTTCTTATTCCTCGCTCAATAAAGCTATAAGTTGCACGGCTAACGCCCAAATCATAGGCAATGTCTGTTTGCCTTAATTTGCGTGCTGTTCTGAACACTTTAAGATTAGTTCTCAATAATTATCACCACCTTTCAAGTTTTCCCCGTATAGCCGATAGGTCAGCTTTTCTGTTTTAGCTGTCGCCGTTGCCGTTGCCGTCGCCGTCGCCGTAGCCGTCGCCGTAGCCGTAGCCGTAGCCGTCGCCGTTGCCGTTGCCGTAGCCGCTGCCGTTGCCGTAGCCGTTGCCGTTGCCGTTGCCGTAGCTGTAGCCGTTGCCGTAGCCGTTGCCGTCGCCGTCGCCGTAGCCGTTGCCGTAGCTGTAGCCGTTGCCGTAGCCGTCGCCGTTGCCGTTAATTAGCATTGATAATCAACCACACTTTCTATGCTTTCTCTTGCTTTCTCGGTGCAAGCAATAATTTCTATTGCTTCTGTCAACAATATTTTGTCAATTGTTGTTGCAAATTTGCACTCGCTCGGTTTTGTTGTGCCGTTTTTTGCAAGTTCCGACAATGTAAATGCTCCCGCCCATTTCCAAAGACGGCGTGAATTTCTCAAAGTTACCTCTTTGCCGTTGTGATTTTCAAGATAACCTGCGTGTACACCTGCTGAATATGTGCGGATAATTACATAGTCCATACCGTCAAGCTGTTTAGCTTTTGCTTCTTCTACTTCTGATTTTGGCACATATACTATGCCGTTCAATGTGATTTCGTTCATAATCAAAAACCTTTCTCGCCTATCATCATCAGTACACGGTCGGCGACACCGCATAGACGGCTTTACGCCGTTTCGACTATTCGACTATTCGTATATTAACGATATGATTTTTTTCCACTCTGAACCAATCAAAGTAATAATAGTTTTCAGTTTCTTTTTTTAACCGTCCTGTAATTGACACATCAGCTTCACGCAACGGCTTTGTATGGAACTTGATACGCTTTGTTACTTTGTATATTTTACCTATTTTCATTTGTTTTCAACCTTTCTTATAATGTTTCGTTGTGACGCATTGACGGGGAATAGCCCCGTCAATTTGCGTTAAGCCTTAGATTAGTAAATTTGTTTTTTCAAAGAATGTAAAAGAATGTATTATAATCAATTTTGTAAAACTCTACTAATTTTCTTATGTAAAATATATTCGGCTCTGATACACCCGTTTCCCATTTAGTATAAGTTGTACGGTGTATATTAAGTTTTTTTGCCAGTTCTTCTTGCGTCAGATTGTTATTCAATCTTAATGTTTTAAGAATTTTGTGTATATAATCATCTGCCATAAATACCTCTTTCTTTCTGCAACTTTGTAGGTGTTGCTTGCCTTTCTTTATTGTATCTATATTATACTGCCATAATATTACAATTTCAATTCGCATAATAACCAAAGATAGAAAAATATTATGTATATGTTGCACAAAGGATACAAAAGCTAACAAAATGACACATTTCCGTTAAAAAGATAAGGGCAATAATCGCCCTATAATATCTCAAAAATCTTGCTTATATATCTTTCAAATTCTATATATGTAATTAATCCAAAATCAACCGCTAATTCAACTGCTCCAAGCGCTTGTAATGCTAACGCTTTTTTATGCTCTCTATCTTCTGTGCTTTCGGCTAATTTAATATCAAACGACAATCTATCTTGTATGGTGCTTCCTCTCTTGTTTTTCAAAAACGCTACACCTCGTTACATTATTCGGATTTTTGTAAACAATAGCAATCAATGAAAATATTATACTAATATATCAATTCTTAATCAATAGCAAATTCAACAAATGTTTGCATTTTGTTGAATTTTGTTACTTGATGATACACATTGTAAACATTATATGATAATATGTTATCATTGTTGATAGGAGGTGATACATTTAATGTGTACGATAGGGCACAAATTGAAAACTTTAAGAAAGGGGCGAAAATTGACACAACAAGAATTATCCGAAAGATTAGGGTTAAGCCGTGCCACAATATCTAATTATGAAGTTGGCAGAAGAAGCCCCCATTTATCGGATTTACGCCGTTTTGCTGAATTTTACGGTGTAGGGCTTGATTATTTCGGTGTAACAACAGAAAATGAAAGTTTTGAATTGTTAAGCCGTGCAAAAAATATTTTTCTCAATTCAAATATTCCAAAAGAGGAACGGGAACGGCTATACCGTGAGATTATGAAAATGTATCTGCAAATGTAGAAAAGGGGAAAAGAATGTATAAACGAATAGGGTTATATGCAAGGTATTCCGATACAAAACAAGACGACGGATATTCAATCGAATATCAAATGTCCGAGTGCCAAGATTATTTAAACAAGCAAGGATTGTCGTTGACGAAAACATATATAGACCAAGCAATAACAGGAACAAAGGTTGCAGGGCGTGAAGCGTTCCACGAATTGATAAATGATGTTAAAAATGAGTTAATAGATGTAATTGTTGTCTATAAATTCAGTCGCATATTCCGTAATGCTTACGAAAGTCATAAATATCGCAAATTGTTCAAAAAACACAATGTACGGTTAATCTCAATTACTCAACTTATGGACGACGATACAAGTGCAGGACGGCTAATGATAAATGTTCTTGCAGATATAGACCAATTCCAAAGTGAAACTATATCAGACTTTGTAAAATCAAGTATGCGGGAAATGGCAAAGCAAGGTTATTTTACGGGCGGTACTGTTCCCTATGGATATAAATTAGAAACGGTATTTGATAACGGAAAGAAGAAAAAGAAAAGGTACACGCCTGATGAATTTGAAAAAGAGGTTGTAAAGAAACTATTTGAATTGTATGCAGATAACTATTCCTTGAAATATTTGCAAGATTACACTAAAAGCATAGGGGCTTCAACAAGGCAAGGAAAGCCGTTCGGCATTACCTCCATTGCCCGAATGTTGCGAAATGATTTTTATATTGGTGTATTGAGATACAACGCACAAGGTCACGAACCGATTGTTGTATATGATGTTATTCCACCTATCATTGATAAAGTGTTATGGGATAGAGTGCAACAACGGCATAAAAGCCAAAACTATGTAAAACCTCGCAAAAGAAAGGATTTATATTCCCTAACAGGAAAAATAATATGCGGTAAATGTGGAAAGCACTTTTTTGGGATAAGAAGTGCAAGCGTACAGCGGGGCAAAAAGTACGACTATAAATACTATGTATGTTCCACAAGTAAAACATACGCCGAGTGTACTTGTAAGAGGGTAAGAAAGGATTTTGTAGAAAAAACTGTATTGAATGAAATCAAGAAACACATATTAAACGAAAAAGCAATTTATCAAATTGCAAATGAGATTATAGCAAAATTAGGTGAAAATCCTGACAGCCAAAAAAATAAACTTAAACAACTAAAAAAAGAATTATCTACTGTAAAATCTCAAATATCCGAGTTATTAGAATTAAGGTCATTGAAATTAGTCAACAATGCTTATGTAGCTGAACATATGAAAAAATATGAGGAAAGAGCAAAAGAAATTGATATACAGATTATGTCTATTGAGCAACAAACAAAAATGACAATTTCCCACGCTATGATTGTTGACTATCTTAATAAAATGATGTCAATATCCGACACGACAGATGATGAAGTCCTACAAACAATTTTTAATAATTTTGTAGATAAAATCGTAATTGATAATGAGGTAATAGAGGTATTCCTCTTTACCTCCCCTACCACCGAACAAATTGGGCATAAGCTACCGCACGGGCAACCTGAATGGAGCTTATACACAAAAACAAAAAGATAAGCGGGTGTAATAATGAATTGCATTATATATGCAAAAAACGCAAACAACATAACCGTTTTTGAACAGCATAATGTTTGTGCAGAAAAAGCCAAAAGATACGGTTATTCCGTTGCACATAGAATTTTTGATATAAGAGGGGATAGATTTACAGAAGCTATAAACAAGGTCATTGCAAATGATGATATTGAAATCCTGCTTATTTATAATAAATGGGTGGTATTTAAAGATTATGACGAATTTCTTTTTTACTACATTTATTTAAAGAAACTCGGTAAAAAGCTGATTTTAGCACAATAGCCAAAATTAAAAGAGGGGTTTATTTTCCCCTCTTTTTTTACTTTATTTTTCTGTATCTAATAATCAACTCTTTATCTTCTATAATGTCCTCCATTTTACAGTCAAGGGCAAGGCACAAACTGCACAATGTATCTAATTTTGCATTGTCTATACTTCTTGCGTCCTGCTCATAACCTTGTACGGTGCGTTTTGCTACTCCTGATATAGCCGCTAATTCTGCTTGTGACAATCCTTTTTGAGTACGCAAAACTTGTAATTTGGTTTCTTTAAGTCCTTTTTCTTCTCTGATTTTCTTTGCTTGTTCAGGCGTCATACCTCTTTTTTTCATTAAATCACCTCCTTAATTGATTAATATTTTCAGCCGTTCGCCTTTAACAGTAAATATGTTTTTCTGTAATTCGGGTCTTTATTTGTGTGGATTGTAGGGTCAATAACTTTGTTGTTTTCGTCATTGTTTCAACATAACCATACGCTATTTATTTTGACCGCTACCCTCAATAAGTTTGTATGAGTAATTGTAACTGTATGAGCCTTCTTCCTTTTCAATACTCAATCTGTCACCGTACTTTTTAATTAACGCTTCTTTGTATTCTTCTTGCACCATATTATTTCTTGTGTGACCGATAACATCAATATACATTTCAATCTTGTTGCCCTGTTCTAACGCTTTACACGCCTTATTAAATGACAACGGATTGAAATAGTTCTCGCCATTTACAAGCATTGCATACACTCCCTTTAGTTATTAAATGCACTCATTACAAAATCAATTTGTTCATCTGTTAAATCTGTAAAATCGCCTTTGCCATTGTCAGCAACAAAAATAGCCGTACCATTGATAGTATCGTGACCTAACCCAAAGTTTACGGGTAGCCCTTGTAGCTTACCTTCCTCGTTGCAAACAAGGCAAACGCCTAAATCAATACTAACAACTTCAATGTAGCCACCTACAAGCGTTTGAAACACCTGTAAATTATTTTCTACTTCTGTTACTTTCGGTTCTTGTGATACTTCTTTTAAAATGATTTTCATTTTATAGCCCCCTTTTCTATCTATATTTATTGTATCATAATTGTAGTATAATTGCAATAGGTATAAGGGCGGTTTTACCCGCCCTGCTTTTCTTATTTCTTGCCTTTGTACAATAATGGTTCGATATACTTCTTGTAGAGTGCTTCGGCTTCTTCATCTGTTAAGCTGTCGTCGCCGTTGTCAATGATTTCAATTTTTTCATCATCAACATTGTAAAAATTGAGCTTGCCTTTAACGGGAAACGGTTTAATCACTCTTATATCTGTCAACTGCCAAGCGTATAAATTACTGTCTAAATCGCTTCTATCAAGCCCAAAATCACGGTAATTTTTCGGCGTTACCTTTGTAATATCGTTAAGCCTTACAATGCAAAGGGCGTGACCGCAAATTGTATTTTTGATTTTCGGGTTTGCACTACTGCAAATCAGTAAATCACCTCTGTAGTCAGTTTGCCAAGTCCTAAACTCAAATTCTTTCTCACCGCATAAAATCATATGTGCATATGGGTTTCGTATTGATATTGCTTTCATTCAATCACCTTTCAATATTAAATTTTAAGCGGGGTTGTGACCGCCAAAGGCTGTGCCTTTGCCCGCATTAAGGCGGCATAGCCGCCCCACTCTGCGTTAATTATGTTCAACCTCTTTAAGCTTAACAAAGAATTGACATACCGAATATTTTTCGCCTGTTTCAATATCGGTAAAACTGATAATTTCGTAATCAAAGCAAGGGTTATAATCTCTAATTACATTACAACATTGCCCCCTTTGGATTTCGCAAAAACTCTTATGGTCTAACAATGAATAAGAGAAAACTTTGTCTTTGTTTCTCTCGTTTTCTTTTGCGTTTTGCTCATTATAGGCTTTAGTTAATGCTTCGTACATAATTGTTACCTCTTTCTTTTTTTGTTACGGCGGGCTTGTGACCGCTCATAGCCGCATTACCCGCCCTTTCGGGCGGTCACTCTGCGTTAGAAATAGCAAATTTCATTCTTTTCATTCATATATCTTTCGTGCGTTATTCTTGCAAACTCTAAACCTGTGAAAACAATCTGTAAAGGGTGTAGCCCTGCTTCTTTCTTACCGTTGGTGAAATCTGCGTATTTTCTTCTTGTGCCGAAATTATCATTTTTTACGATAATATCACCTCTACTATCGCCGAAATTAATAACTACGGCTTTCACGAACTTATTTACATTTTTGTGATTTTCTTCTACACCAAATACATTTTTATAGATTTTTGTTGTTAATTCTTTTTTCATAATTATTTACCTCTTTCTTTCTGCACTTTGTAGGTGTGCTCACCTTTCTTTGTTGTGTCTTTATTATACCGCCATTGTGTTATAAAGTCTATTCGCATTTTCACCAAAGATAAAAGAATTTTTTTGTACAAAGTATCATATATGTAGTACAAAAAGTTAGGGCGTTAATGCCCTAACTCGTTGATAATATTCTGTAATGCACGCTTCGCATTGTCGGTCAACTGCCGTTGCCATACGCCATTGGAAGGCGACCACCTGAAACCGTTTTGCTTCAAAACTGTTCTTGTGTCTGCGTCGGGCTTGCCGTCAAATTTAAGCTGTAAACGCATAATTTCAGCGTTTTCAACAACTTCAAATAAATCTGTCTTGTATTCGTCTTTCGGCTGTTCTGTGGCTGTTTCTGCCGCTTCTTTCAGCCTTTCAAGCTGTTTAATTCTCGCTTTTGTATTTCTGATTTTTGCGTTGTTATTTGTCAACGCATACGGTGGAAATGGTACGCCGTACATACTTTCTTTAATAGCCTTGTCAAGCTCTGTGGCTCTTTCGTCTGTATAATCTTTATAGCCTTTCAAAGTTTTGTTTTTTCGGTAATAAGCATTTACCGCTTTCATTTCTGTTTGTAGGGCTTCGGCTTTTTCGGCTTTCTTTCTTAACTGCTCTAAAGCGTCGGCTTCACCTGATTTAATAATATTTGTACCTCTTAATAGCCCTTTGATTTTTTCGGGTATTTTTTGAATTTCGTCGTATAGCTGATAGTGTCTATCTTGTGCGGCGTTCTGCTTTTCTTTCTTTCTTACGGGGAAATTACTACCGCCGCTAATCATCACGGACGGACACATCATCTCAATTCTGAATTGCTTGTTATACCATTCAGCAAGGCGACGGGCGTATCTGTCGGCTATTGCTTCGCCTTTCTCCTTTAAATCGTCGGGTAACTTATCAACAAGGCTGTAGCACTCGTCAACTTGTGCTCTGTATTCTGCTGTTTTACTGCCGTGCTGATAATCGCTAAAAGACCAACATTCACGGGCTTGTCTTGCGGCGGTTTCGTTAATTTCATAGTATTTCATTTTTTAACCCCTTTCATTTGCTTCTGTTCTTGTCAAGAATATCTTTTCGCCGATTTCGTTCATATCATAATATCGCTTATAATCTTTAAGTTTTGCATTTTTTACGGTTGAAACGGCTATTCGGTTGCCTACCCACCCCCATAAATACCATTTTTGAATTGTGCCGTCTTTTTCTTTCGTATAAAGCGTTTGATTATTATTCATCATTAAAAACCCCTTTTCTTTCTTCTTTTTCTATTTCAGCCCCACAATAAGGACAATGTTTAATTCTTATCATTTGCAAGCCGTCTTTACTTTCAATAAGCGTATAGGCTGTTATGTCGTGTAAATAAATCTGCATACGCTCTTTTAACGCCTGCTTTGTATATTTGTAGCTATCGTCACAAATATGTTTATAGCCCTCTTGACTGTCTTTATCTCTTACTAACATATTTTATCATACCTTTCATAAATGTTTCGTTTTGACGCATTGCAAGGGCTGTAAAGCCCTTGCTTTTCAGTTTGACATCATATCGTAAACTTTTTCGGTTTCGTATCTGATTATATGCACAAATTCATTACTTGTTTTTTGTTTTTCAGTGCATTGCCATTCTGATTTTAATTGACCGTTTACAATGTATCTTTTGCCGTCATACATAGGTGGCATATAACCGTCAATAATTGGTTGGTTGTCAAGCTCTGCACGCTTACACAACACGCCTTTTGCTCTCTGTTCGCTGTAGTCTTTGCTATAGCCTTTAACAAGGTTTCTTGCTTCAAGTGCGGCGTATCGCCACATTTTGCCGTTGTATTCACCGCCGACAAATTCATAAATATATTTGCTTGTGTCAAGTGTTCTTTCTGCCATTTTTAATAGCCCCTTTCTTTATTTTCTATAATTATTATACCACCATTGTAGCATAACATCAATTGACATACTTACCAAAGTTACACCTTTTTTATTGTATATTTTTAACAAATAAGTAAACCGCCTGTATTTCAAGGCGGTTTCTTTATTTATGCTATCTTTTTGATTTCTTCACGGCTCTTTATTGTTTCGCTACCGTAAAGGTTTCTAATTTCATTCATATTCATTTCTTTTCTGCTTTTCTTTTTGTAATCGTCGCTGTGCCAACACCACGCCTTTTTTTTCGCCGCATATTTAAAGCCTAAAGCCTTTAACTGCTCTCTATACTCGTATGAATTAAAGCACCATACCCAACTACCTACGATTTCTATATCAATGTTATAATTGATGATACTATTAATTATATTGATAAAGTCTGTACTTTGCTCTGTCGTGCTTTCTTTGGCTGTGTAGGTTTCGCCCTCTGCGTTTTCGTGAATGTTCTTGTAGCGTTCAAATAATGTGCTGTACTCTGCGTTAATCTCTTGCATTATGCTTGTTGTATCTTCTGTGTTCAAATCAGGGTGATATTTCTTGCACAATGCTTTATACTGTTTTTTTAACTGCTCAACACAATTTATGTTTTTAAAGTATTTCATATTTTTACCTCTTTCTTTCTGCGTTGTTTTTGGTAACGCCTACCTTTAACTTACAATTATATTATACTACTTTTTTGCTATAATTCAATTGGCAAAATGCACAATGTTTTATTGAATTTTATGTTTAATATTACTACAATGGTGGTATAATAATAATAGATAGAGATAAACAAAAAATCATAAAGGGTGATTAAAATGTTAAATCAATTTGAAATTGTTGAATTTGCTATCAAAGGTGTTTACGCCGACATTGAGAAACTTGAACAATCCATTAAAAAAGGTAAACAACTTTTAAAAGAGTTTGAAGAAAACGGCAAAAGTAAAACATCAAAAACACCTTTTGAAATTCATCAAGTTATCCAAGCGAAAAAAGCTGAAATTGAAGAATTGAAAGAAGTTGAAAGCGAGTTGAAATGGAAACTATCCGAGTTACAAGATGAATTTTAAGCATAAAAAAAAGAGGGGCGAAAAATCGCCCCTCCTGTTTTTGTTATTTTACTTGTTTGAAAGTTGCTTGTAAATCTGATTAATGCCCGTCGCTGATAATCCACTAACAATACCAATAGCAGTAGCCATAAGGTAATCTGTTGCGGGAAAATCAGGCACAATAAACATTGCTACCACGCCAAGAGCACCACCGATAACACCACAAATAATAGGGATATACTTGTTATCCAAAGGTGTAACCTTTACGCCTTGTGAAAGCAGATAGCAAATAACAATAATGCTCGGAATTGTTGCAATACCAAAAATGTTTTCCATAATAAAATTCCTCCTGTTAATGAATAATATTTGCAAGGATAGCACCTAACAAAGCACCTATTATAGTAGTAAGCACACAACCTATTACAAGCCTTTTATAGTGCTTGTAATTATCTACGGGTTCGTGTTCAAGGCGTTCAAGGCGTTCTCCTTGTTTTTGCTGTTCTTTTGCCATATATTCCATATTTGTAGCAAGAGTTTTAACGGATATAGTTAATTCGGTAAGTGTTTTGTCTTTACCCTCCTGCTCGTCCATACGGTGTTTAAGGCTTTTTATTTCTTGTTCGTGATTTTCTAATCTAACTGCGATTTCTTCATTTGTCACATTGCCGTCCTCCTTGTTTAAATTTCATAAACAGCACGCAATACAACATCATTTCTATCGTCTTTATTGTTGTTAGGACTTCCTTTGATATAATTATCGTAAATGTAAAGAATTTTCATAATGCGGCGTTCTGTGTCAACATCATTAACATTACTACCGATATATCTCGGAATATCACACAAGAAAGATTTACCGTTCCAATTTCCTCCTGTTGCGTTGCTCTTTGGAATTATTGTAGTTGCAAAGTCTGCGTCGTTCGCTGTTGATGTATCAGGGTCGTAATCACTCCAAAGCAAAAGCCAACCGTTACGACATTCTGACAATTTCTTTGACGGTGTAACTGTCTGCGGTGTACTATCAGTACCCGCCATATACAATTTTCCTGTCCAAAGTGGTGTAGGGTCAGCGTCAAAAATGCACTTCCAACCTTTCCAACCGTCACTATCAACAGTTCCTAAGAACATTGAACCCGAAGAACCGAAAGCCTGTACCCAACCAACCGCATTAGTTGTTTTATGTACAAGAAAACGCCAACCCTCTGTAGTTTTTGGATTGTTTGTTGTTCCTGCCTTTGCATAAGCGGTGTACATACCTGTTGGCAATGCTTTAATTTTTGCAACAACATCTTGATTGCTCCAAATCACATAAACATTGCCGTCGTCCGCTGTCATTTGCAATGATTTAGCAATATAAGCGGAATTGTGATTGTGACTTGTGCTTGCCTTTCCTGCGAGAGCTGTATTGATAACCTTATTTTGTACGGGATTAGTGCTTGTTGAACTTAATGCAGTATCAACGGTTGTTTTGTTTGCTCCTGTTGCGATACCGTCCAATTTTGATTTATCTGTTGTACTCATAAGACCCGCTGTGCTTGTTGTAGCATTGACATAGGTTGTATTCGTTGACGGAATACCCAACGCTGTAATATCTGCTTTTGCTACGGCTGTTGTTCCGCTGATATGACCTGTGCTGTCAACGGCTACCTTATACAAGCCTGATGATTTGGCTGTGTATGACGGGTGAGTATATTTATTTGCACCTGTTGCAATTCCTGCAAGTTTAGTCTTTTCGTCTGTTGTATAATCATTTGTTGAAAGTCCTTTACCTGTGACCTTATCAACCTTATTATCCAAAGCCGAATTTACAGTTTTGTTTTGAACGGGGTTCGTGCTTGTACTTGACATTGCGGTGTCAACTACTGTTTTGTTTGCTCCTGCCACAATTCCACTTAACTTTGTCCTTTCATCAGCCGTCATAATCTTTTTGTCGGTTGTTTCTGAAATATCATCAAGTGAATGTGTGTGACTTGCGGAAGCCTTACCGCTCAAAGCCGTATCAAGACCTGTGACATCACTTGTTGCGTGAGTATGTGAAGCATTAGCCTTATTACTTAATGCCGTTGCAAGTCCTGTAATATCGCTTTGTTCGTGAATATGTGCTGTCGGTGTCATACTTGTAGGCTTGTCTGATAAATCATCATAACTTCCGCTTGTAGCAACTGTTGCAAGCCCTGTAATCATTGTTGCAGGGTGTGAAGTCGGGTGAACATAGTTATTTGCACCTGTGGCAATTCCATTTAACTTTGTTCTTTCTGTCGCTGTCATAATTTTCTTTGATGTTGTTTCTGAAACATTATCAAGTGTATGTGTATGACTTGTAGCCGCTTTTCCTGCTAATGCGGAATTAATCACTTTGTTTTGAACGGGATTTGTACTTGTACTTGAAAGGGCAGTATCAACAACCGTTTTATTAGCCCCTGTTTCCACGCCGTCAAGTTTAGATTTATCGCTATTGCTCATAAAACCGCTTGCGGAAGCTGTGGCATTACTGTGTGAATGTGAAGCGTCAGCCTTTCCATTAAGGGCTGTTACTGTTGCATACTCACTATGCGTATGATTGATGTCCGCTTTGCCCTCTAAAGCGGTTGTAGTTGCATATTCTGCGTGAGTATGGTTAATATCCGCTTTACCGTTTAAATCGGTTTCTGTGGCGTATTCTGCGTGAGTATGAGTAGCTGTAGCAAAACCGCTTGCGTGTACTCCGTCAAGAGTATCTGCGTCAAGACCGCTGTTTGTGCCGTCAACAGTTTTCAGCTTTGTTAATACTTCATCTGCTGTAATGCTTGCAGATGAGCCACTTTCACCCGTTGCACCTCTCGGAATAACAAAATCAAGTGTAAGTGTGTTTGTTTGGGCGTTTAATGTGCCTGTAACGCTTGCGTTTGTTCCCGCATTACCTGTTGATGTTGTGCCAACAACAACGGTTGTTCCGTCCTCGCCATTAGCACCTGTTGCACCCGTTTCGCCCTTATCGCCTTTTTCACCCTGAATACCTTGCTCACCTTGAATACCTTGTATTCCCTGCTCGCCTTTGTCGCCTTTAGCACCTTTAAGGCTTGCAATCCATTCAGTTTGTGTTCCTGTAAAGCCATTTTCAAGAGCTATTTGGTAAGCACTTTTACCGTCCTGACCGTTTGCACCTGTATCACCTTTTACGCCTTGAATACCCTGTATTCCTTGTTCGCCTGTATCACCCTTATCACCTTTTTCACCTTTTAAGTCTGCAAGCTGTGTGGCTGTAAAATCCTCATAAGTGAATGGGTCGCCCTTGTCGCCCTTGTCACCTTTTGCACCGTCTGCACCCTTGATATTTACAGGTGTAGGATTATCAAGCTCTTTGTTATTAGTCCAAGATAAAGTGCCGTCACTTGCTACATTAGGTGTAAAGGTTGCACCGTCCTCACCGTCTGCACCCGCTGTGCCGTTATCCCAAAGTGATACCTTTTCGGCTGTGATACCGTCAAGCACGGCTTTGTTTTCGTGATTGTGTAAATCACTTGCGTTTGCCTTGCTTGCAACTGTGTTTTCGATACTGTCCAACTTATCGGAAAGTGTAGTATTAGTGTTTTTATACTTTACTTCGTCAGATGAACCAATCCAAACAGGTAAAGTATTAAATGTGTTAGTTTCAGGGTCATATACCTTGCCTACCAAATCGCCATTCTCGTATTGGTCTTGTGTGATTGAGATGTAGCCGTCTATTGTGACAGGTGTAGGAAGTGAATAAACACCCGTAACAATGTTTTCGCTGTTAATATAAGCGTAATAATACATACTCACACCTCACTTTCTACCGTTGGCGGTTTCGGTAATTCCACGAATGATTTCTTGATTGTATTCATATGAATACCTCCTAAAAAAATATATTCAAATAAAAGAACGCCCCGATATGGAGCGTTCCTTATTTGTAAAGAATACGGATATGGTTTTTATCAATTCTTTTAAGCACTCTGCACCCTGTTGTTGCTTTTGTTGCAATTCCGTTGTTTCCTGATTTGCAATAGCCGTTCACTTCACAAGTGCCGTCGTCTGTCACTACCAATTTACCAATCAAACCGATAGAAGCCCATTCCTTGCGTTCCTCTCTGTTTTTATATTCTTCGTTAGAATTATAATTATCATTGAGTATAAACCTTTTTTCGGTATGTGCAGGAATAACCTCTCCTGTTGTTTCGTCTGTTGTTTCCTCAACATTTACCGTTTCTGCTAATCGGTTGCCGAATACATCAGTTTTATATTTTCCGTGCCATTCCTCGCTTGCCGTGTCACCTATTACAGTTGGCAAAGCTGACACGACACCGAGAATATAATCATCATCTGAATTTGCTAATCTGATTTTATCACCGTCAAGCGTAACAAATAAACCTCGTCTATCCTCATTTTTGGTGTTGCCGTCAAGCCACTCAAACATTTCTGCGAAATCTGCACCGCTTGCACCAAAGGACTGTGAGCCGTAACATTTGCCGTCAGTTGAAATTCTCAATGCGTTAGCCGTTGCCGTTGATGTTCCGCAACCTACAATAAATAAACTACCTGTTGTATCGGTTGCACTTGTCGGGGCTGTAGCTTCGGAATTATAGCGTCCTGTCGCAAATTGATAATTATTTGCTTTAGTGTGAAAACCGCTTGCGTGGGAATATACACCGTTTGCATTGTTGTTTGTGTAATCGTTGAATATTTCACCTTTTGCCGTTGTTCCGCTATACTGCGTCTGTCCTGCTGATACTTTCTGCAATTCTTGTAAGCATTTTGAAACTTTCGTCCAAAACCAATTAAAATAAGACGCAGGGGGCTTAAATCCTGCAAAAAATCCTACTGACTTGAAACTGCTTGACGGTTCTGTACCTTCTGCCGTCCAATCGGGTGGTGTATTTGTGAATTTCATAATAAGCTCCTTTATACAATTAACTATTTCTTAAAGTTTTTTCAATATCAATAATGTGCATATAGTCCCAACTATAATCAAACTGTTTATCTATAAGTATCTTTTCGTCGTTAATTGTCAAATTATCGAAATATCCCTGTCCACTTGCTAAATTAGCAAGTTTAAAGTAACTTGAAGAAATTACAACATCACTTCCTTTGTTTATGTGCTTTTCTGTTGTATATCCTGTTTCATTATCAAAATAGAATAGAAAAGGTTTGTCTAATTTATTGAAGTTATTAACATATATTGAGCTATAGGCTGATACACAATTATTAATCATAACTCTTGCGTTTTTGTGTAGGTAAAATCCGTATTTGGTGCTGTCGATTGTGCATTGATTGTAAGTGCTGTACCCTCCCAAGACATCAAATGATATTGAGTACTTCATAATCGTATCAACATTTTGACAATTCCAAGTGTGACATCTTGTAAAATGATTGTCAGTGCCACCTGTTACAAATCCTCGTTCAAAGTCAATAGCTACACAATTTTCAACATAATTATCCGAACAAGAAAGATAGATAAATGCACTTCTATGATTGAAGCCTACTTTTTTCGTGACCCCTTCTGTATCTTTATAATAAGTTTCATATTTACATCTTGTGTTTACATCTCTTCTAATTCCGTGAATATTGCTTAATAGCAATTCGTTTCCGTTGTCAATTTTTACGCCAAAAGTTATAGGGTTAATTATCATAATATCCCTAAACACTGTTTTGCCTGCCGAATTTCCGTATATAGCTCCAAAAGCTAAACCGTTACAATCTAACACAACATTTTCAAATGTTCTTCGGTAATATGACGATTTACTTTTTTCTGTTGTATCAAAATCAGCATTAACATCAATATCAATAATGTACTTTATTCTGTAATTGCATACGCAAGTATTATCTTCTGATTTTTCCACCTGTTTAGCTGTAGAGCTTACTTTTATTGTTGAACCGTTTCCTTTGAAATTCAAATGAGTGCCGTGAAATATTAGCGATTGTGATATTAAATAAGTTTTTCCGCTATCAAGTTTAAGGGCTTTTCCTGTACTAAAAGCATAGTTTATAGCCGCTTGTAGTGCCATTGTATCATCATTTATTCCGTCGCCTTTTGCTCCAAAATATGAAGCATAAATTTCATTTTCATTATAACTAATGTATTTTGGCAATGGGTTTTGTGAATATGCTAATTTTTTATGTAATCCTGTATTTGCCTGAATATTAAAGCTACAATCATATTCTCCAGCTTGAAGTACTAAAGCAATTTTAGTACACTCAAATTTTGCTGATGTAGTAAAAGAAATTTCAGTACCTTTAAGAGAAGCAGTATTATAATATAAACTAACCTTTTTCCCTTCTGTTCCATATTTCAACTGAACACCACTTTTATTTATAAAAAAGATAGTAGGGTGTTTATCTTTATTAAAATTATAGTTTTGAAGTGAAAATGTATATTCGTTTTTCTCGACAGGAAAAGCTACGGGTATATTTATCTGTTTAGTAGCTTTTGTTAAAGTTCCTAAAACGCTTATTAGCCCGTCATTTACAGAAACAGTAATCCCGTCACTTGTTATACTATAGTCAGATATACTTAACAAGCTCGTTTCCTTTGGAAACAATTTATTATCATTTTCATTTATTGCAGTATCAATTTTATCTAAATTATCATTGATATGTTCTTTTAGATTAAAATTATCTTGCAATTCAGGCTTTACTAAACCTAAATTTGTTGTTTGCGTTGCCATTAACTGACCTCCTTTATTTCTGTATCAGCAATCCAAAATAGCCGCCAATAGTTTGCTCAATATTGCCAAACCCTTTTTTCTTGTCGTATTCGCCAAGATAATTTTCTAATTGTTGGTAGGACAATTCTTGTAAATTTTGATAATCAATGCTTTCTGAATTTTGATAATCATTCTTATCAATACCGCCAAACTCAAATGTTCCTATAATCTCAGCTAACCTGATTTTTACTGTTACAGGCAAAATTCTTTCAAGCAATTCTAATATTTGTTCTTCGGTTAATGTTTCACCAATTAAATAAGGTAACGGTAAGTTTTTTATATCAACCTTATTTCCACCGACTTCTTCAATGGATATATCAGCTATGGAGCAATCAAATATTTTTGATAACAAATTCAAAATGCTATTAATATCACCTTGACAAATATTTTGTGCCATTTTGTTTTTTATGTAAATTCTGTATTCGTCGTCGGTTAATGTTCCTCTTTTTTGACCGACAAAATCACCGTACAAATCAAGTGTTTTACCGTACACTTGCTCAATATCCAATGTGTCTAATACACTTTGCATATCTGCTTGAAATTCACAAGTCGCAAGTTCATTGAGATGTAAAAGTTTGTAGTTATTACCGTCATTCCCTTTGTAATAAGCGTCAGGAAGTTTTTTGACATTATCAATAAACATTCTTTTTCACCTCTATTTTATAGTGCTATATATATTTTCTGCTTTTACTCTTGCAATTTGTGTGTTACTCATATCAAGGTTTGTCAGTACATAAGCAGTTGCACCGATATGATTAATTCCAAGACTTATAACAGTTTTCACACCTGTAATACAGATACAAGAGTATAGTTGTGGTACATATACGGTTTCACCGATTTTTAGGCTATTAATATAATTAATAAGCCTTTCAGCAATTTGTTGTTCCCCGTCCGCTTCAAATGTACTGTCCGTAAGAATATCAAATTTGATTGCAATAAATACTGTTTCTGCGTCGGTAAACCTAATGTAGTGGTTCTTTTGAGCATTGTCTTGAACTCTAAGTAATGATGTTCCGCTTGTTGAAATGCCCAAAGGCTTTTTTTCTAAAATAGCTTCCGCTATAAGCTGTTTGGTTGCGTCTGAACCGTCGTGCTTCACGACACACTCAAAGCTATATGGATTACAATTTCCAACCTTACTTGATGTTGCGTTTTCAATAATATAGCAATCCTCTACATTAGGAATACGCATTATAGCACCTTTGATTGATTCGGTTGTATTGTTGCCCGTGCCTGATATTGCAATGTTAAATCGTTTTCTTAAATCAACATCACTTTCCCTGTCTTTACCAAGATTTATTATTGCTGTATGAGTAATGCTTATAACATCAGCGTGCGGATTTACTATTGTATTGATTGAGCCTACTGTTACATTTCCAATCGTTCCCGCTTCGTTACATTCCACATAAGCCACAACCGTTCCTTCACTACCGATTTTATAATCATCAACCGTGTGAAAAATGATACTCATTTCCTCGTTAGCAACTTCAAATCCCGCTTCTACTGTTTTTCCTGCTGTGCCTTTAATTACAATTGCGTGCCTTGCCAATGTAGCCGCATTTCTTGTAATTCCTGCAAACGGACAAAGCCTATCAAGACTTGTGCCGCTCGCCGTGTTTGGAAATCGTGCATAATAAACGCCCTCTAATATTTGATAGAGAGCGTCAATGTCCGATACATTTATTCGGATATATTTACCTATTGCAGTTAATTCAGAGGTATCAATTGTTTCACCGAACAATGTTTTTGCTCTTGCTTCTTGTTCCTCTAAAATTTCATCATAGGTAGGGCGTTGAAACCCCAATTCTGTAAGTGCCATATAACCACTCCTTTATAATGTAATATCTATTTCCTCGCCGCTTTCATTTCGGGCGGTAAATTCAATTTTTAAGGTGCGGTTTATCGGCGTGCAGACAAAACTTGTTAATTCAAATGTTTTATCAATTTGCAATAAGCCACTTTTAACGGTGTCCTCTATTTGGTCGTATTGTGGATTTTTTTTCAGTATTGCATTAAACGCTATACCCTCATTTTCATTTAGCCACCATTCCCCCAAATTGGTAGAAAGCACCTGCTTAACAGTTTGCTTTATTAGTTCTTTATCGCTAACTAACTTTATATCATTGTTTTCAATGATAGCGTCGCCGTTTTCATCAATCGCAAAACCGTACAATTAAATCACCTCTTATCAAATAACTCCTATAACAACAGCGTCACTCATTCGGTGATGTCCTGTTGTTGGTACAGAAAATTTACCCTTTTTATTGTCGGTTATTTCTCGCTCACCACACGCACAATATACAATATCACCTGATGAAATAGTGCTAACAGTCGGAATTGTTATTGAAAATTTATCGTCCATTTCCGTCGTAATTGTAACGGTTTTTGTTGCAAATTTGCGAACATTTTTCAAAATAGGAACTGTCATTACTGCTTGTTTCTTCGCTTGCTTTCCGTTTGCCTTTATCATATTTAAAGGCTGTATCTTTGCATTATTTCCACTAACGCTTATAACCTTTGCGAAAAATGCTGTATGTAAACTTAACAATTTTTGCTCTATTAAATCATTTAGAACATTACTTGATGTACTCAACTTTGCACCACCTTTGCTTCCGTTATAAGGTCTGTTCCGTCGTAGGTGTGTTTTCCTGACTTGACCCTAAATCTTCCGTTTGCATTTCTTGACTTTATTGTCACAATGCTTGCTGTCTGTATTTGATGTTGCAATAACATTTTTATGTCATAGCCCCTTATGATATCTGTATAATCCTCGTTCTTTTCTTCTTCTTCAAACTCGGATAAATCAAGCAATCCTGTGTCAGCACTTAAAATAAATCTTGTGCTGTCGCCCTTATTAAGCGGACGAACATAAATTCTGCTTTTGAGTATATATGCAGATACGCCACAAATTTTCGCATAACTTTTTACATTATCCATAAGCTGACCTGATACCGTTTCTTCATCTTTGTAGGTATGGTCACGGGCAATGCTAAAAACAGCAATAGGCAAGCCGACTTTTACGCATAAATCTTTTAAAATTCTGCTTGCTTTCGTGCCTTTTGCATAAGTAACACTTGTAATATCCTTTTCTTTCAAATTCATATCGTCAAGTGCCTTTATGGTTGTTATTTTGTCGCAATCATCATATTTTGTTGTTTTTTTGGAAATATAGCCGCTGAATATAATACCTGTATCGTTACCATATCCCGCCGTCACTGTTATTTTTGCTTTATTCTTAATATTGTTGATTGTTGTGTTGGTAAGATTATATATAATAATCTCCGCTTCATTTGCTTCTGTATCATCATCAAACGGGATTGTAAATTCAAAATCCAATTCTGTATTTTTTATTTTTACATTTCCCGTTTGAATGGTGATAGAGTGTTTAAATTGCCCTTTGACTTCGGTGTTTAGCTTTTCATTGATTTTTTTGAATGAGGTAATAAGCCGTGAAACATTTTTATCATTGTTCTTTTGCTTTATAACTTGGCTCATTGTCATTCCTCACTTTCATCTTCATCATCAATAGTAAGTAATACGGTAACACCCATATTATCAAATGTTACCGTATTTTCTTTGCTACTTTCATCAAGAGGTACTATATCCAAGCAAGGGAATGTATCAGCGTTATACACATCACAAAACAATCTTGTTCCGTATATAAGCGGTTCATCATAAACAAGCACTTCATCATCTTTTGATAAGGTACAAGTAAACAAGTCCGACATTTCGTTATACTTAAATTCAAGATTGTATTCATCTAAACCTAACACAATATCAAAGTTATACGGCATTTCAGATTTTTCGATTTCGATAATATCCCTCATATAACCTTCCTTTACGGTATTAACAGCTTTTGCCCTGTGTAGATTGTATATTTATCAACATTGTAGCCTTTGTTTCTTTTATCAATCATTGACTTGTTAGCTTTGTATATTTTCGGATATTGCAAACCGCTACCGTAATATTTTTTTGCTATAGTCCACAAGCAATCCCCTGTTTTTACCTTGTAATATCTTTTGCTTTTAGTGCTTTTTTTTGTGACCTGTTTTGTACTTGCTTTCTTTTTCTGCTTGACATAAGCAGATTTAGCAATACGCACTTCCTTTATTTCCATTGAAAAAGAGCAACCGCCATTAACTTTATTGCTGTACTTTGTACTAAAATCAGTAATTAGGGCGTTACTAATAATAGTACGCCCCACGAATTTTACATACTGACCGTTTTTTGCGTAATTACTCAATTTATTAACAATGGTACTCGCTTTGGTATTCTTTACATCAACAATATATCCCGATAATGACAGCTTGATTGCGTCACGCTTCACATTATCGGTGATAGGTAAACCCTTTTCTACAGGGTGTTCCGTAACGGTAACACCTCTGTCAATTTCTTCATCTGTTACACATACATAAAGATTATTAATTAGTGCCAACCGTTACACCTCCTGTAAATTTACATTGTTTGTTCTGCCGATACCTTCAAATGTTTCTTCCATTGCTTCACTTATCCATTGTTTGATTTTGCGTTTCAATGCTCTATCATCACTTGCACCATTTACATTTAGTGTGAATTGTGGCGAATAAGAGTTGTTTTCAATGGTGGTAGTATTAGCTACATATCCGCTGTTTTCAGGCGTATAATCACCAAAATCAACACCTAACAAACTGCCCGTTTTTTCCCAAAGGTTTACACCTCTTTGGCGTTTGCTTTGCGATAACGGTATAGCCATTTCGCTACCGTCCTCACCGAAAATACTCGGCTTTGTTGCTACGCCGCCGTTTGCATATCCGTGTCCTTTAAAGGCATTGGTAAGTGAGCCATACCGTGATTTGGCATATCGGATTGACGCTAAAATGTTGCTTAACGGGTCGTAAATGTTCTTGTCAAATCCTGCTCTTGCATAAGTTGCAAAAGTAGGGTCAATAACTTGCATAAGACCTTTTGACGGTGTGCCCTTTTTAGCGTTGCTATCCCAAAGGTTAATAGCTCTCGGATTGCCGCCACTTTCGGTTTGCATTTGGTATAGGGTTCTTGCAACATTTGCAGGGCTGTATTGACCTTCCATTTTCAAAGCCCTTATGACGGTTGCTTTCCATTGCTTTACGCCCTGTGAAGCGTCATAATTGACCGCTCCCATTTCTTCCACAAGTTTGTCAAACCAACTCGGCATTTGGCTTGTAATGGTATCAACCATTCCTTTGCCAATATATCGTCCTAAACCGTTTATTCCGTCATAACTGATACCGTCTTTGATTTTGCTAACCAATCCCTTTGCGTTATCAATGTAACTGAATACATCAATATCACCGATACCGTCAGCATAATGGAATGTAGGCGATTTTCTACCGAAAAGCTGTGCTGTACGCTCTGCGGATAACACTTTCATTCCTTTAGGTGCATTAGGAATAAATACATTTCTGCCCTGCGGTATAAATGATTGACCGTTAGGCATTTGTACTAATTCCGCACCCTTGCCGTCATTAACAAGAGCATTACCACCTTTGTGACCGTCTGTACCTTTTGCGTAAGGTGTCCAAGACACAACCTTTTTGTCAGAGCCAAATTGCTTTAATATCCAATTTGCACCGTCTATCACCTTGTTTACGGGAGCAACCGACGCTTTTACGGCTTTTTCCCATACTTCAACAAGGGCACTACTCAAACTTTTTCCTGCACTTCTAATGCCGTCGCCCATTTTTTTAGGAAGTTGAGTAATTTTTTTAACGATATTGTTTATGCTGTTATCAACAATGTTTGAAATACTCATTGCAATTTGAGCAACAATTAACTTTGTTGTTATCAATAATGAACGAAGAACATTTACAAATTTCTGTGTTGTAGATATTCCTTTATTCGCCATATTGTTAAGTGCAACATTAAATATTTCAGGTGCTTTTGCTATCGCTTTAAACGCATTTGATACACCGTTTAACAGTAATAATAATGCACCTAATAACTTCACAATTGTTTTTAAAAGGATTGTTGTTACCAAGAATTTACTGTTAATAGCTTTTGTTCCTGCTACAACAAATATAAGTGCTGTTGCAAATTTCATAAATCTTGTTGATACAACTGCTAACGGCGTGCATATTTTCATTAATGCAATTTGAAATGGAATAAACAACGCTGTTAATTTCACTATATTGTTTCCAATACGAGTAAATACCATAGCAAGCCGATTAACTACCGCTACCAACATACTAAATAACAATGTCAACATCATTATTTTAGTAATTAGTCCTGTGACAGCACCTAAAAAGACTACCGCTGTTAATGCAAGTTTAGTAAATGCCCCTGCAAGCGGCGTTAATATAGCTACCATAGCTGTAGCGGGAGCTATCAACGCTGTAAATATTTCAGGCAACGGTTTCAATGCTTCCGCAAATATCGGCGTTGTTTGGCTCAATATTGCGAATAACGGATTTAATATTAACATTGCGGTTGTAAAAAGCATTGCCATTGGAGCTAACACAACAAATATTGCCATTAATCCCGCCATTATTCCTGTAAATACTAATGTTGGTGCAACCAACGCAAGCATTGTAGCGGATAGCGGAAGTAATGCCGCTGAAAACGCAAGCACTAAAGGCGTTACTGTTGTGATTATCATTGACAACATTGTTAATGTTGCTGTGAGCATTGTAAACGCCATTATTAATTGAGTTGTCAACGCTATAATCATTGTGAACAATACGGATAAAATCATCATCATTGCCACGAAAGCGGACATCAATGTGTTTAACAATATCATTACAACCGTTAATGCTGTAATTGACGCTGTAAAGGTTAATGCAGACGCTCCGAGAACCAAAAACAATGCTGTTAATGGTGTAATCACCGCTGTAAACATTGAAACAACGGGCATTAACGCTATAAACAGTAAAGGTAACGGCGTTAAAGTAACAATCAATGAGTTTATTCCTATCGTGAGGATTGTAAACATCATTGACATTATCATAAATTGTGCATTGAGAGCCGTTACTATTGCCGTTATTCCTGTAAATATAACTAATAACGCCGTAACCGCAACAAGGAATACCATTGCACTTGCTGAAAGTGCTACAAATAATGCGGTTAAAGGTGTCATAGTTGCCGTAAACAGTAATGTAGGTACTGTCAACGCTGTAAATATTCCTGACAACGGAAGAAGTGCCGCTGTAAGCACTATTGCACTTGCCGCAATTGAAGTAAATAAACCGTTCAATAGTATTAATTGAATATTTATTATCATCATCAACATCAACATTGTTGTTAATATTGCTGTTATTCCTGTAAATGCAATCAATACAACCGTTGAAGCAACGGCTAAAACTGTGAATGAAGCCGCTAAAACCGTAACTAAAGCTGTAAAGGCGGTTAATGGTGCTATTACTATTGTCATTGCTGTTACAAGCGGTATTAACGAAGCCGCAAATTGTGCGGAACTTGCCGCTACTATCGGAAATGTAGAACTAATCATTAACAGATTTACATTTATGATAGTTAGCAACAACATCATTACTCCTAATAGTGCATTGATAGCCGTAAACGCTACGACAACGAGCATTGACGCAATAGCCAACACGGAAAACGAAGCCGCTAATACTACGCTTAAAGCTGTAAAGGCTGTGAGCGGAACAACCGCCGCCGTAAGTGCTGTTGCAAGCTGTGCTAATACTGCTATAAATGACATAGCACTTGTGCCAAATGCTGTAAATGCCGTGCTGATTATCCGTAATTGTATATTAACAATTGTGAGCAATAATACCATTGCTACTAAAAGAACATTAATAGCTCCAAACGAAACAACCATAAGAGCGGAAGCAACAGCCAATACAGTAAATGAAACTGCTAATACTGCAATAAGAGCCGTAAACGCTGTGAGCGGTACAAGAGCCGCCGCTACTACTCCTACTAACGGTGTCATTGTCGCCGAAAATATTAAAACTTGCGGTACAAGTGCCGCAAATAAGGCGGGTAACATTGAAAGCATAGCGACAAATCCTGAAATCATAGCGGTTATAATTGCCATTGATACTGCAACCAATGCCATAGAAGCGGCAAATAAAGCCGTTGAAGCCGCTACTACTACCACTACTGCCATTAACGGAACTAACCCTACCGAAAGAGCAAGAGCCGCCACGCCTGCCGCTACTGCTCCTACTGCAAATATTGTCAATCCTGCACCCAATGCCATAATTGAAACCGCACCAACTGCACCGAATTGTACAATTGTCGGAAGTGCTCCTGCCATTACACTTAAACCCATAGCCGCCATTAATGCTCCTGCACCTACAAGAGCAATTGCCACGCCAAATGCTATAAGCCCGACAGCACCTACCGTTAAAGCGGGGGCTAAAGCCGCCGCACCTACTGCAAGAGCCACTATAATGACAATTAATGCACCCATAACGGCAATAGCTCCCCAACCCGCATTAGCAAGAGAAATGGAAGCCTGAACAAGTAATGCAAAGCCTACACAAATTGCAAGGATAGCCACACCAACCGCAAGAATAGCCGCCGCAAATGCTAAGATTTGAGGTGCACTTGTCGCCGCCGCTGTTCCAACTGCTGTTGTTCCTGCCGCCGCCGCCGCTGATGATGTGCCACAAACAACACCCATTATCGTTTGTGCCGCTGTAACAATTCCCGTGATGATATTAACTACAAGCAATACTGCTTTATAAGCTAAGAACACACCAACCAAAGCACCCACAATAGGAAGCAACCAATTGATATTGTTACCTATCCAAGTGAATACGGTTAATGCTAAATTACCAACCCAAGATAATACAGGAGCAAGGGCGGTCATTAGTTGAGATGTAAACTGAATTACTCCCTGAACGATTTGTTTAATTGCGTTAAATGCACTCTGTACATTCTGCTTTAAACTTGCGAACATATCGCCGCTCATTTTTTCGCCCGTAAATCCTTCATAAATCGCTTGTATAACGCTTGTTACAAGCGTCGGAATAATTTTAGGTACTGCACTTGCAAGACCTTTTACTAACGATACTGCGGATTTAATTAATGACGGAAGCAATGAATTAAACATTGAGGGCAATTCTTTAGCAAGAATAGGCGAAAGTTCTTCAATGAGAGAGCCAACACCCGAAAGACCTTTTTTAATTGCAGGCATAATATTTCCCGCAAAAGTTTTTACAGATGAAACAAGATTATCAACACATTGGTCGAAACTGTCACCGCCTTGTATCAATGCAGGCATTAAGTTTCCCCAAGCTGATTTCATAGCATAAAGTGAACCGCTTATTGTTTTTTCTGCTTCTTTTGCTGTTGTTCCTGTAATACCTAAATTCTTTTGTACTGCGTGAATTGCTTTTACTATATTTCCATAAGACAAACTGCTTGCGTCTATGCTTTTATCAAGTTTTGCGGCGTCTTTTACAAGCCTTTGCATTTCGGATTTTGTACCGCCATAACCTAATTTAAGGTTATCAAGCATTGTATAGTTTTGCTTTGCAAAACCTTGATATGCGTACTGTATGCTTTCCATACCCGTACCCATTTTGTTGGCGTTATCTGCCATATCCGTAATAGCTACATCAGCATATTTTGCCGCTTTTTCGGTATCGCCACCTACACTCTGCAACAAACTTGCCGCAAAGCCTGTAACGGTTTCCATATAGTCATTTGCGGATAGTCCTGCCGTTTTAAATGCGTCATTTGCATATTTTTGTACAATGTTTGCGTCTTTTTTGAAAAGTGTTTCAACGCCGCCTATCTGCTGTTCAAAGTTTGCATAATCCTTAACGGCATTACCCATAATTGCACTAACTGCACCCGCACCAACGCCAAGAGCCTTAAAGGATATTCCCGCAAGTTTTTTCAGACCTGTATATGTCGCCCCCGCCGCTTTTTTTGCTACAGAAGTAAGTTTTTGGTCTAATTTGCTCAAACCGCCGCTTAATTGATTAACGCTAACTTTACCTAAACCCGTTAATGAATTTTTGGCTTTGTCGGTTTTTTTACCTAAACCGTCAACGCTATCTGTCGCCTTGTCGGTTTCTTTGCCCAAACCATTTACGCTATTTTTGGCTTTGTCGGTTTCTTTTTTTAGATTATCAATTCCGTCATTACTGCCAACGCCTGAAATGTTTTTCTTTAAATCGTCCATTTCATCATTGACTTTTTTAAGACCGCTTAAATCTATATCAAAGCCAAGCTGTATTATGTCTTGTCTTATTACATTTTCTGCCATTGTTTACCTCCTTTCCTCGGAAGTAAAAAAGCACCCTTTAAAGGGTGCTTCAAAAAAAGGTTATGTAATGTTCTATCGTTTTTTCTTGATTGCTTTTTTCTCGGCTTCAATTTTCATATCAAGGGCAATATTTGCCTTTTCTATTTCCTGTGGTGTCATTTGATAGAAAACCGTGTTGTAATCAAAGCCGCTTTCAGATAGAACAAGTCTATACATAGCCCAATTACTTCGCACTTCCCTTGTCAGTTGTGCTTTCGATTTTTTCTTCTCGAAAGTTGCCCTGCATAACTTCACGGGCAAATGTTACAACCTCGTTGAAGTCGTCCATATTATCAAAATCATCTGCTGTAAGATTTGTCGGTTCAACAATTACATTTTCAAAAAGGTACTTTGATAATTTTGATACTGATGTGTTGTTTGTTCCCTCAATATAGCTGTTGTCAACCGCTTTAAGAGCCGCCGAAATACCGTTAAACTGTGCTGTATATTCTGTACCGTTGATTACTTTCTTTACCTGATAAAAATTCTTATTAGCCATTATATAGTCCTCCTGAAAAATGAAATTAAATTAAATAGGGGAGGTTTCCCTCCCCTTTATTGCAATTGTGTGTGATGATTGATTATGTTGTGCTCTCTGTCACGCCGTCAAATACGCAGAATTTAAACTCCATATCTTCCGCTTCTGAACCAAGTGAAACTTCGGGTGCTTCTTCCACATTTGCCATTGTACCACCCAAACGAATACCAAGAGCCTTATTAACAACCCAAACAGGGAATGATTCGCTCTGATTTTGAAGGTCAAGCAGAAATGGAAGTTGTGGGCTTGTCGGCTGTACGGTTACTGTAAGAGTATGGATTGTGTTGTTAATCTCACTCTTGATAATGTCGCCTTGTGCACCGACAACCTTTTCAAAATATGCTTCTTCCTTTTCCCAAGAAATCATATCTTCACCAAGACTTGTAATGTATGTGCCGTTAATAAGCACGGTACAGTCTTTGGCGTTATATCTTGCTACATTCATTTGTAATCCTCCTTAAATAGTGATTTCGCCTGTAATTTCGGCTTCGTGAATAGCTCCCGCAAGTACAAAGCTGAAACGACCATACGGATATTTTCTTGCTTTTCTGTCTGCGTCTGTTGTTGCACTTCTCAAAGCAAAAGAAACGCTGTATGCAGGTGTGCCGTTCTCGTTTGTTGCAATAATGCCGTTGTTATAAGCGTCCCTCATAACTTCAATTACTGCACTTTCAAGCATTGCAATACCGTTGTTATCGTAAGGTACTTTGTTTGTTGTGTTGAACACTTTCTGTAACTTGTATTCAATGTTCTGAATAACAAAATCCTTGCTGTCGATAATATCAATGTACTCACCATTAAGGGCTTTTCCCTCTGTAGTTACATTGTCGCCCGCTTTGGCAACAAATGTGATTGCACCCGCTGTATGTGCGGCTTCAATCTGTGTATCTGTTAATTCAAGCGGGGTAATGCCGTTAAGAATGAGGTTCTTATATGTAAAGCTACCTACTGTAAGTCCTGCGGACGCACCTACAAGAGCCGCTTCGGGGCATACTGCTGTACCTGAATACATAAATACAACTGTTCTTGCATTTGTCTTTGTAAATGTGCTTGTTCCTGTTGTTGCAGAAACGCTACAAAAATACATCTTTTCTGTTGTTTCAATATAATCAGAAATTGATTTCATTACTGTTGTTGTTGGGGCTGTTGTTGAACCCTCGCAAACAACAATAAGCTGTCGCCAATTGTATTTTGTACAATCGGTAATTGTTGTAACTTCCTCTGTTGATTTACAATTCTTAATTGCAATCTTTGTAGGGGCGTTATTCTGTGAAAAAATAAGGTTAGCCGTCTTATAAGCGTTTGTTGTTGTGGCATATCCTGCTTCAACAACTTCATCAAGTGTTTTACACTCTTTGTAATCGTTTATTGTCGGGCTTTCGTCGCTTTCAACAACAAGCAAAAGAGGATAGCTGTAGCCGAGCTTGCCAATCGGCTTGTTAATATCAATTTTTACTTTTACATCTAAAGCCATTTTATGACCTCCTTAAATAGTATGTTTTTATTAATCTGTATTTTTGATTTTGAAATCTTCTATGTAATTGTTATTTACTACATTTGGATTTGCCACCGTATCAAATAACCAAAATACAACATCAAAACCGTGCTTATATTCGTACTCCATTGTCAGTACATTGTCACGATTTGACACATTACCAACGGATTGAACAATGATATTGTTATCATTCAGGTATAAGTTACCGACACGCTCCAACCATTCACGGGCTTTCATAATCAGTTCAATATCTTCACCGCTTTTATCGGATTGAGCCGTTATGCTCCAAGTTTGTGTAATGGGCTTTCGGTCTTGTCCGTCGCTATACTCGCCATATGTACCCTTATTTTCGCTTGCAAGCGTCGTAATTGTGTAAGATACATATGGATAGGCGGGCGGTTCTTCGTTCTGATTTGTGCGAATTACGGGGCATTGTAGATAGTCCTTCAATCCCTTGACTACAATGTTTCGCATATTTTCATAATCAATCATATTTAGCCCCCCTTGAAAGCACTACAGTATTTGAGTGTGTACGCATAAACGCCCGAAAACATAGCGTTTTCGCCACAATCCTCAATGCTGTATGTTTTACCGTTGTGAATAACTTTTGCACCTTTGAGAGCCTGCTCTAAAGGTTTCAGCATAAACAACCGTTTATCTTGTGCCGTCAATGTTCCCTCTGACCGTCGCACCGTGCTTTCTTTATAATTGATTATTGCCCCCTGCAAGGTTGTTTCGGTTTTTTCGCCCTTTACAAAATCCCCGCTGTCGTTGTAATAGCCCTCTGAAAAGGTGATTGCTGTAAAATCAGTCATATACTTGTTAATGAGCCTTGAAAAATTGAAATACTGCATTAATTAATCACGCTCCCAAGTAATACTTTCAAGCAATCCGCCTGTATCAATTAACGGGTTACTACTGCCTTTTTGGTCTTGTGTAAACGGGTGATTTGGCGGGCTTGATAAGTCACGCATATATTTTTTTATTGCTGTTGCAAACATCTGTCCGTACATATCAAGCCAAGTATCAATATCCATTTTACCGCTAACAACTGCTCCTAATGCTTTTTCGCATTTTTTCATTATGTTATCAGCGTTTGCGTCGTGTCCGTTTCGTAAAAAACTTCGTTCAGGTATTTTTATAACCGTTGTTGTGGATTTAAGGTGTAAACCTTGCCTATGAAGAAAACTTCGCATTTTCGGGGTAACTTTAATTGTACAACCGTATTCGTGTATTCCTGCTAACCACGCATTTTGTCCTTTTAAAGCCCCTACTTTGACTTTTCTGTTGCCTATCGTTTCAAGTGTTGCTGATATTTCGGGTAAATCGTTATATTTCGTCTTAAATTTTACTTTAACACTACTCATTTGCAATCCACTCTCTAATACCAACGCTTTTTAGCTTCAACAAAACGAGCATTGTTGAGATAGTCACCTAAATAGAGGTTTGCTATATCCCAAATCAAAGCACTTTTATCATTCGTGTTAAAACTTTGAGATAATCCCTCTATGCTTTCGCTTGAAACGCCGACATTCAATGTTGCAATATCCACAAATCCACAAATAAACAGTTTCGCACAAGGCGGTAACTTTGATAAATCATCATCATTGTTGTAATCAACATTAAGTGATGTATTACTGTTTATCCATTCAAAGGCACTTTCAATAATAAGAATGAGCCTATCATTAATAGGCAAAATTCCAAGTTTCAAATTTTCAACCTGTTCACTTGTCATTCTTATTCACCGCCCTTTTTGCTGTAGGCTTTCGTGCCCGCTTAACCTCTTTTTGTGCTGTTGCAATATCGGTAGTTACCTTTTCTTCATCTTTTGCTTTTTCGTTTAACTGCTTACGCAATCTACGACGCATATTCCAAAAACTGCAAGACATTTACACCCCTCCTTTAACCGTCTAATAATTAGACAATCTTTAGACAGTCTTTAGCCAATCTTGTGCTTCAAGCAAGCAAGCGGCACTTTCTTATGGTCAACTACGAGCTTCCAGTTTGTAGCGGTTGCAAGGTCAACATTTGCAGGATATTTATTTGCTGTGTTTGTGTATGTGCCGTCACTCACCCAAGAAAGTCCACGAGGGTGAATAATCTGACACCAACGGTTAATAAGGTAATCCTTTGCACCGATTTTGTCACGGTCTGTTTCAGTACCGATAAAGCCGTTTGGTGTGCCGTCCTGACGGATAAATGCACCTGCACCAACAAAGTATGTATCATATACAGGGCTTGCGTCCTTTGTTACATAATCACCCTTTGCAAGTGTTGAAGCACAATGTGCCTGAATGAATTTGATGTTATCATCAGTAATTGCAATCTTGTTTTCGCTTGAAGCTGTACCCTTTGTATAGCCAATCCACGGCATACCGTCGTCAACTCTGATTGTATAGCCAAGATAACGCTCCATTTCAACGCTTGACTGTGACGGGTCAAAAATCGGGTTTCTTGTAATCATTCCGTTCTTTTGTAAGTAGGTGTAAACAGCCGAGTGCATAAACACCATACCGAGAGAGCCGTAATGGTCGCCGAGTACCTGCTTTGTATCAAGTGTTGCACCGTCCGAAATATAAGCGGCTGTACCTGAACCGCCTGAAATATCGTTGAGGTGGTCTTTAAGTGCACCGTTTGTGCTGTCAAAAAGTGCTTTGAGGATAGAAAGGTAAATCTGCTGTTCTCTTGTGTTCCTCCAATCAGCAATAAGCTGTGCAATTGCACCCATAGGGTCTGCACCGCCAAGCACTTTTGCAAGGTCTGTACTGCCCCAAGCTCTTTGACGCATTAAAAGGGTTGCTCTTGCTTCCTTTGTTGTGATGTTGCCAACTGATACATCAGCTTCACCGAATACATCTTCTTCACCGTCAAGGGGATTCCACATAGGGAGCTGAATAAATCTGCCGCCTTCAGGTGTGCCGTTAATAAGCTGTGCTACTGTTGCGTCGGGCGTAGCAATACCCGAATTTACAAATGTGTTGAGTTCTGTAGTTCTGTCAATGACATATTGACTAAACTTTTCAGGAACAATCTGCATATTTGCAATAGTTGTGATACTCAAAATAAAACCTCCTTAAATTTAAATAATAAAAGCACGCCTTAATTAGTGTGCTTTGTTTGATTGAGTATGTTTTTTATTGTCAATATTTTCAAGCAACTTTACTTAACCCCTGCCGCCGCTTTCAACTGTGCCGCAAGTTCGGGATTAGTGCTTTCAATCTTCATCTGTTCTGTGAGATTGAATTGCTCTTTTGTATATGGATTAACGCCGTTATTAAGGTTTGTGCCTGCTTTCGGGTTATATCCATTCTCTTTAAAACGCTTATTGACTTCTGCTGTTACCGCCTTGTCAAACAGTTCTTTAAAAGCCTTTACTTTTGTATTGATTTCTGTTTCATCTTCGCCCATAACAAAATCAATAAGTGATAATGAAACTTCGCTACCGTCGTCAAGCCCTGCTTCCTTAATTGCCTTTACAGCATAAAGTCTGTTTTCTTTATCTGTAATTGCCTTTTCACGCTCTGCAATCGCCTTTTCCTTTTCGTCAATCTCAATCTGTTTGAGTTCGTCGTCTGTGAGCTTTGCTTTCTGCAATCTGTCAAGCTGTCGCTTTAAGTCAACATTCTTCTTGCGTTCCTCTGCCATTGCCTTATCAAGTCTTGACTGTACAATCTTGTCAATTTTCTCAATATCAAACGGCGGTTCAGGGTCGCTGTCAGGTTTTGGCGGCTCTGTCGGGTCGGGTTCGGGCTTTGGTGGCTCTGTTACATTCTTTGACATTTCGTCAAATTCTTCTTGTGTTATCAGTTTTTGTTCTAATAACTGCTTTAACTTTTCAAGTGTCATTGTTTTCCTCCATATCCGTATAGAATAGTGTTTTTGCTCCGTATAGAAGCTATTTTTGTATATAAAAAAAGAGCACTCCATATAGAAATGCTCTTTTTTATATTCTAATTTTTTTGCCCATAGTTTTTTGTCAGTTTCCAAATGCGGAAGTGAGCTTTGCTACGGGTTGTGGCAGGCAATAGAGGTACTGACCCTCTTTGTGCGGGTTCAAAGCCCGCCGCATTACCTTTATGCTAATTGCCTGTGTTTGGCGGTATATCCACTTTGCTAAATATACCGCCCATTCTGAAAGGAGTAAAAAGTAAAAAAACTTATAATCAAATTAATACCAATCATTCAGATAGGCTTCAAGTTCCATAGCTTTACTAATGGACGGTTGCCCTGAATAATTGCCTTTTTTTTCTTTTGCTTCAATATAACGAATATCCCTCTCGGCTTGTTCAATCATATCAATAGCTTCATTGTCGCCTTTATACTTCTTTTTTAGTTTGGTGATGATTTCATTAGCGTTTTGCATAAACTTCACCTCTATATTATTATAGCATTTTCAACTTTTTCTGTATATTGACATAATACACAAAAATAAGTGTCAAACTTTGGTAATATTGCGAATATACTTTATAACGCTATTGTAGTATAATATAGATGTAATAAAAAAGGTAGGCAACACCTACAAGATTGCAGAAAGAAAGAGGTAATTAACTATGACAAATGCTTTAATCAAATCAATGAGAGATAAATTAGGTGATGTTCTTACAAAAGAAGTCATTTATCAAGGTTGCGAATTTTTGGAAAGCAAATCCCGTACAAAAATATCAGTTTTGAGGAAATACGCAAAAAACAATGATGAAATTTCAAAAGAAATCAGCAAATTAAGGGTATTGATTGGTACTCTTGAAGAAATAGAAGATGCATTAAAATAAAAGAAAGGCGGGCATATAGCCCGCCTTTTTCTTTGCTATTTATTCTCTTGTAATCGCAATAATTTATCACGGTAATTTAAAGCGTCGTCATATTCAAATGTTGGTAGCTTGTCTAACTGCTCTTGTGATGATAGCTTATAGGCTTTTGCACCGTTCTTTTTAATGACGGTATCAATGCTATCCGTGTTTTTCATCAGCACATAAACATCAGGCTTTGTTTTAAGCAATAACGGGTCTGATACATAATCAGCATTAAACGGCACTCTTGCAACGGGAACATAGCCACATTGTTCATAAGCATTAGCAAGGAATTGACCGTAACAATCCATTTTTGTACCGCCGTTTTCTCTTGCTGTTATAATCAAGTCGTTTACAACGCCCCTTTGCTTGTAATTGCTATTTTTGAATACGGCTGTTATATCGCCGTCAGCCTTGACCGCCACACCTGCCATATCATTTTTAGCGACAAAGGTTTTAAATGTTCTTAATTCCTCTGTAGGGTGTGCGTCAACGCTACCGCCGTTTTTATTTGCTTTTTTCGCATTATCAATAGCACTTGCAAAACGCTCACTATCTGTAGTGCGTTCAAGCCCACAATCCGCTATGCCGTTCTCATTCATTGCCTGCCTTACTGATTTGTGCAGGCTTGCGACATTAACGGGTTTGCCCGTTGCCTTTTCAAATTCCTCAATAGTCATTAAATCATATTCGAGAAAACACCTACAATTACAATCGTGTCTTGCATAACCGCTGTTTGACGGGCTTTCTGTTGTAACACCTGTTTCAAGTTTAAACTTATCGCCTACTTTAACGGTCACGCCCTCCATTTTTATATGGTTTGCACCGTTCTTGCTTAATGTTGTTTTCCACTTACCGCCACTTTTTCGGCGTTGTTGCGGTCTTACACGCTCATCTTTCATTGTTCGCCAAGTCGCCGTATAGACTAAATCGCTACCGTCAAAACTCTCTTGTATGTTTTTAGCACTATCCATAAAGCCGCTTTCAACATTTCTGTGGCTTTCGGTTCGTACTATGTTGTTAGCTTTGGTTCGGCTTACATTGAGCCTTTCGGATATACGCTTTGACATTGTTTCGTATCTGTCGCCGTTTACAAGCCCAACATTCAAAGTTTGCTGAATATCGTATATAACTTCCTGCCTGTTTTTCTCTAAAATAGGTGGCAAGGTTAATTTGCTTATGTTGTTATTAACCGCCCGTTTCATTACTTCGGGTCTTACTGACATTCCCTTTGTATATTCGGCTATTTCTTCGGTTGTTTTCGCCTTTTTAACGGCTTTTGCCATACCTGAATAACAAGCGGCGTATGTTTCTTCAACAAGTTTAGTTATTTCTTTCTTTACCAATGGTGAAATACTATCAACATTCTTTACACATTCCTCTAAAAACTTTGCTTTCTGTCCTTGTGCTTCAAGCATAGCCCCTGTTAATTTGCCCTCATCATCTGCGTATTTTATATAATAATCAGATAAAAAAGCGTTTAATTCTTTCATTAACTGCTGATAGATTTTTTCAATCTTCTTATCTGTTAATATGGTTCTGTGTTCCTCAATACGCCTTACTTCGTGCAATAACTCTGCTAAACTTGTTTCGCTTGTTGGCATAGTATTTCACCACCTTTAATAAGTTTTAAATCTTCTTTGTGTAATCAAGAGCAATCCAACCCGCACCGCTCTTGAGCTTGCCCCACTTTTTAGCACCTGTACCCGACTTTTCATCAACTATGGTGTACGCTCCACCTTTGAGAATTAAACCGCACACGGCGTAATTTGTGCCTGCACCCTTACGGATATTTAATCCGTCACTTGCAGTAATCGTAACAAGATAGGGCTTAAATGTTGATTTGGTGGGCTTGCTTGTTGTCGGTTTTTTTGTAGTCTGTGACGGCTTTGTTGTAGATGAACTACTTGCAGATTTATATGTAACTCCAAAAGCTGTACACATACCTTTTGCAATAGCTTCACCGATTTTTGTTGTGTTTTTGATAATCCACTTTGCAAGTGTTGCGTTGTCGTGGAACTCACATTCACAATAAACGCACTTTGCATTTGTCTGATTGATTTCTGCAAGGTCATTTTTTGAAATTCCTCTGCCGTTACCTGTGAGCTTTACAAGCTCGTTGTAAACGGGCTGTGCGTATTTGAGATTTTCTGCGGATTTGTTGTACACGAAAACATTTGTACCCTTGCCGCCGCCTGCATTTGTGTGAATACAGATATGTACATCAGCCTTGAAATTGTTACTTTCATTGATTGAGGTGTACATATTCTGTCCTTTAGGGGCACGCTTTACGGTAAAACCGCAACGCTTCAAGGCGGTTTCTGCCGCAACTGCAATTTTGTTACACTGTTCCATTTCTGTAGTATTTCCGTATGCGTATGAATTTGCATACTGATTTGACGGGCTTAAATAAATTCTTGCCATAGCTAAACCTCCTGCTAAATTGATTATTTTTCTTCTTCTTTTTCTTTTTCTTTGTCTTTTACTTCATCTTCTTCACCCTCTTTCTTTTCGTCGTCGTTTTCTTCGCCGTCTGTTTCTTCTTCATCATTGTTTTTGTCAAAGTTTGCATACAGCGGCATATTACTTTTGGCTTCTTCTATCAATTCCATTACATAATCAACATCATCAATAAATGATAATTGAGTATAGGCAATTTCTTTTGGTACGCCTGCATTAATTAAAGCCTGTACCGTTTGTGCTTCGGTCATTGTGTCAAGCGGGAAATTGCGGACAAAATCCATAGTCACTTGTAGCGGGTCAACTGTAATGTTCTTCTTGCTCCAAGCACTTGCTAATAACTTCCACATATACTGTGCGGCGTTCATCATTTGAGCTTCATACATACCGCATTTAGTTTCTAAGCCGTGTAATTTGAATTTAAGGCTTATTCCACTTGCAGAGCCAAAAGTTTCATCACCTAAATTCGGTGTTTTTGAAAATCTGTAAATATTATCTTCAAGCCTGCTTAAATGGTTTTGTGTAAAGCTGTCATTTATATTTTTTGTAAGAAAATAAGCCTTGCCTTGCTGTGTTCCTGTACTCCTGAATACAAATGAACCTGATTTTTGACCTTTTTCAATGGTTTCATCATCAATATTCAAGTTTTCAAAAATCATATAGGCGTGCACAAAGGCTTCAAGCTCGTTTGAATTATCCGATACAATCTTGTCGTAATCATCAATCAAAGTCAGCACCTTTTCTGCGTCGCCTAAACATTCTTTGTTATTTGCAATGCCTTGTAACGGGCAATAGTCAAACATATGGGGCTTTACGCTTACTAAAGTCAGCGACAACAAAGTACCTCTATATGTGTAAATATCGTGATTATCATAAAATTCAACAATCCATATTTCAGCATTGTTAATGTCTGTAGTTTTGTAGTATCTAATTGCATATTCAGGCTCGGATATGCTTGTATCAGATAAAATAATAGTTTCATAGCCGTGAATAGGCATTACTCTTTCGTTGCCGTCTGTGTCAATGTAAAAAAGTCTGCCCGAATAGCCGTATATAGCCGCTAATTTAGTGTTTTCCATATCCACACCGTACATATTGTTTCGTGTGGTAAAGTCTGTAACGGTTTTTGTTGCAAGGTCAACGCCTTCTTCACCGCCTGTTACTTCTTTTGCTTCTTGATTTTTTGAATAGCCATAAGAAATGGGCTGTCCTGCAAAATATCCCGTTTTAAAATCAACAATTTCACTAAAAAAGTCATTATTCAGCTTATTGTTAATCGGGTGTTTTTCTTCAAATCTCGGTTCTCGTTTATAAATCGGCACACCTCCGTTAATCGCCATATATCGGTTATACAAACTTTGGTTATATAGGGCGTTTGGTTGGTGTTTCTGAATGATTTTGTAAAGCAATTCTGTTGTAATGCCGTTTTCTCGGATTGCTTCAAGCTCCGCTGTAAATTTCGGCAATAATTCTAATTCTGTTCTCGCACTCATTGCGTCACCGCCTTTTCTTTCTCTTTTTTCTTTTGTAATTTGGTAGTTTTCTATCAAATAAAATGCGTCCGTCATAGGTCTTTGTCAGCCCACAACGCACGCATATACACACATCATTTATTTTTTGCCATTGATGATTGCACATATTAATTTCCTCATTTTAAACTGGTCGAAATCGAACAGTTTAAATTATATTCTTCTACCTGCTCTTACTTCTGCCGCTAATATTTCATCACATAGGGCATAACGCAAGGCGTCCAATAGGTGGTTATTAAGGTCAACGGCTCTTGCCATAGCATTACCGTATTTATCCTCTTGCCAATGGTACTGCTCAATCTCATTTTTAAAGTTTTGGCATTTTGAATGAATTACTATAGTGTAGCTCTGCAAATATCTGATACCTCGTAAAATGCTGTCGCCACCTTTTACTGCTCCAACGGCTCTTACTCCGTTATCAGCTAAAAAGTCAATCGTTTTCGGCTCTGCACTATCACAAGTAATATAGTTATTGCCTGCAAATGCTTTAGCAACTCTTAATAGTTCATCATCTGTCATTCCTGCCTGATACCATTCATCAAGTATGTAGATTATTTTTCTTGTCTTGTCTAAATGTACCTTTATCAAGGCGTTAGGGTCTGATGAATAACCAAAGTCGCAACCATAGAACAAATGGTCGAATTGATTTATTCTGTCGCTTAAATCTTCAACACGCCAATTCTGAAAAATGATATGCCCCAAAATGCCCCAATTACCCAACGAATAAACATTGTAATAATACGGGTCTGTTTCATCTTCCAACTGCTTTATATCATCTTCGGTCAGAAATAAATTATCTTTGTATGTTGTTTTGAGTATTGATAAATTATCATCTTCATAGTAGTTTCTATCATCTTGCCAACCGCCAAAAAAGGTTTTATATATCCAATGGGATTTTAAGATAGGGTTAAAAGATAAAATAACGCCTTTTGAAATATCGCTATGACCTCTCAAACGCTTTGTTAGCTGTTTATAGGCTGAATACTTTACCTCTGTTGCTTCCTCTATCCACACCCTATGCAAAACACTATCAGCAGGCGTTATTGACTTGATTTTCTCTGCGTCGTCCAAGCCCGCAAATAAAATCTGTCGCCCGTTCAGGGTGCAAGTAATAGTCATACTTGATTTGTTAATTCTGTAGTATGCCATAAGCCCCATATTAGATATAGCTTTGCATACCTCGTTATAGGTTGATTTGTTAATAGTGCTTGCTACATTACGGCAAATAAGATAGTTTGCACCGTTCAGGTTATCCAACACAACCTTTTGTGCTAAAAAATAAGATTTGCCGCTTGATGAACCACCGAAAAATATTTGTGTGAATTGCTTTTTGTTCATATAGGGCAAATAAGCGGGATTTACTTTTACATCAATATCAATAATTGTCACCCCTTAAAAACAACACAAAAAAACGGCTGATTTGCTCAACCGCTTTTGTCTATTGCTTTTTTTCAATGTTATATACATAGGTTCTATAACCTCTGCCCCAATATTGCTCTGTGTATCTGCCTACCACTATATCGCCCGTATTGCTGTAATCTCTTGTGATTTTGCAATCGGGAAACGCCTTTTTTGCCGCTTCAAGTGGGCTATTTGCTTCAATCTTTTTCACATCACCAAAAAAAAGGCGTATATCTTCAACATTATATATCATACCGTCACCCTTTGTTATTCTTCACCTAAAAAATCAAGCTCATAGTCTTTTATATCTTTATCTGATAACTTTTCACTATATATTAAAATATCGTGATATTTACCGCTGTTATCGTCAATTCTGTCAACAAGATTTTTCATAGGCTGACAACCCAAAGAAAAGCCCCTTAAACGCATACCGTATTTATACATATTTATGCCCCTTTTACCACTCTCTACCGTTCTTGACCGCTTCAAGGTCTTTTTCTGCCTGCTCAATGTATGCCACTTTTCTACAATCGCCCTTGTAAAACTCTTTCACTTTTTCAAGTTGCTTTTCATAGTATTTTATCAATTCTTCTTTTGTCATAACTTAAAACCTCTTTCATTTAATACCGTGTTTGTTCATAAACTCGGTCACTTCTTTGATTTGCTGTTTAATCTTATTCACCTTTGCGGTATCTTCTTCTACCCACTTTTTGCTATCTTCGTCGCCGTAAAGCTCATAACATTTTTTGCTATCTGCTAATCTCTTTTCAGCTTTTGCTAAAACTTCGCCCCATTCAAATAATGTTATTTCTCTTTTTGTGCCTTTCATAACTTGCATTGTATTTACCTCTTTTCAGGCTCTCGCCTTTCTTTATTGTATCTATATTATATCACTTTAATGTTATAATATCAATAGGCAAAATACACAAAGAATTTACTTTAAGTTTGGCTATTTTGCTAATTGAATTATACTACAAATATGTTATAATAAGTACACAAGATAAACAAAGAGAGGTAATTAAAATGACAAATACAATGACAGCACAAACAATCTTAAATCAGCTCGGCGGTAACAGATTTGTTGCTATGACAGGTGCTAAAAACTTTGTAGCACTTGAAAATGGTATCAAGTTTAACATTGGTAAAAATGCAAGCAAGGCTAATACAGTTAAAATCACGGTAAACGGTTTAGATTTATATGACATTGAATTTATCAAATTTACACCTTTTAAAATCAGCGTAAATCATAAGACTTGTAAAGTAACCACAAGAAACGAAAAAACAGAAACAATCAAAACATACAATGATTGCTATTGTGATATGCTTCAAGACATCTTTACAAGCGTTACAGGCTTATATACACACTTTTAATATAGGGGGTTTAAAAATGAATGATATTTACTTAATGAACAAAGAAACAGGCGAAATAGTACCGTCAAAAGAAGTTTTCAACGATTTTTACAAAACACACGGCATTTATGACAGCGTGTTTGATTTTTGGGCTGAAACAGACTTAATTGTTGAAAACTCATATATTGACATACCAAATTTTACAAACGCTATCAAAATCTGAATGAAAACGGGCGGCGTAAAGTCGCCCATTAATTAATACAAAATAGCAAAAAAGGCGGTGTAAAAACCGCCTTTATTCTTTGTCTTGCAATCTGTAAATCTTATCAGCCGTCAAATATTCCTCGTAAATCGGAACATTTATCTTTTTGTAAAACTCTTTTTTCGCTTCTTCGCTCTCAAAAACGATAACAGAATAAAAGTTTATATTATTCCGTTCTTCAAGGCGTTCTTTGCCTTGCTTCCTCGCTTCCTTAACTTCCGCTAATCCCTGCTTCACTTCTTCGGCTTCGGGGGTTTCAAACATTTGTGTAAATCTTTCGTCACCGTCAAACATTAAATCCACATCTAACGGCGTAAATCCCATTTCTTCAAAGCCAACGCCGTAATCTTCGGTAATCAAAGCAAGTTTATCTAAATCCCAATCACCCTGCATTGACGGATTGTTAAGCTGAACATTCAAAACGGCTTCTTCTGCTTCGTCAACATCAATAACGCAAACATCAAGAGAATAGTCCTTGTTTCTCTCTAATGCGTCAAGTTGTTCAAGTCTTTGGTGTCCGCCTACAAGGTTTCCCGTTCTTTTATTCCAAGTCAAGGTAGATACAAGTCCGTGTTTTTTCAAACCTGCTTTTAATCTTTTCTTTGCTTCCTTATCCATAATGCGTGGGTTATATTCAGCGTTTTTAATATCTTGTCTATTGATTGTTTGAATTGTAAACTTTTGATATTTACTATTAGCCATTAATTAACCTCCTGCACCAATTATTATATCTGTACTCCCTCAAATATTGCCCTTGCTTCTAATATTGCAAGGTACTTTTCCATTGCTTCAATTTGTAGATTGTATGTGCTTCTAGGGCAAGTAGGAGTAAATGATAATTTTCCGTTATCCCAGTTAGATAACATTGTTTTCAAACTCTCAAATCTTGTTTTTAGCTGGATATATTCCGCCTTAAATCTATCCTTATAGTCGGTACTAATCATTAACAAGACTGTATCGTTTAGCGGACGGACACCATAAGCGTTATATGCTTTGTTAAATACTTCAATAGGCGACCAACTTACATATCCGTCCTCATATTTAACTACATAACCCTCATCATTTGGATTTTCGTCTGCTGGAATAGTCCAACCTCTGAATTTGTTGTAGTCACCTCTTGTCATAGGTTTAGCTTCTACCAACTTTACACCAATATATTTTTGCATAATATTACTTCCTTTTTTATAGTCCGTATTGCTCAAAGCGTTTAACTCCTGCTTCTGCAAACGGATAAACTTTCAATATTTTTTCATAGTCTTTAGGGTACATTTCCTTAATAGCGGATAATTCACTACCTGCTAAACTACGAAAAGAAAACCCTAACTTTTTCTGTTCAGGGCTTAAATATAGCTTTTTCAGTTTTATGTAGTGTAATATTTCCTGTTTGCTCCAATAAGCAACGGGATAAAAGCGTCCTCTTTTGTAATCTATGCTACCGCTTTTCTTAATCATAGCATTTCTTACAATACTGTCTTTTGCCCGCTCTCCTGCGGCAATCCAATGTATGCCCGTTTGTTCTCTTAAATACTCATATGTATCTTTAATGCCTACAATATCAACATTATCATCATACAAGGTAAAACTTCCGTATTTTAGAAAATTTGAACATTCAAAATGCGGTATGCGTATGATTTCCGTGTTGTATCTCTTTTCGTACTGCCTTAACAATTTTTCTTGAAATTCTAAGTCAGGTACAAGATACATAAAAAACGGAACGACCCTTTTAAAATAACGGAAACACAAATCAAGCGTAACAATGCTATCTTTACCGCCCGAAAAAGCGACAATAACACTATCCGTTACGCTTGCTTGCGTTTTAATAGGGTCGAATAATAAGTTACTCACACTTATTAACCTCCCATACTTCCAACATTGCCTTTTTTAGCCGCCGCTTTACCTCTTGCACCGAATTTGCCCGCAAGACCAAACGCACGGGCTGAAACACGGGCTGACTTTTTGTACTGTGTAGCCGCACTTCCTGCACCTGTGGCTCTTGCAATGTTCTGTTTAACTGTTGCCATATTCTCACCCCCTTTCGCTAATAATCATCTTCTATATCTTCCTGCGTCGCCGCTGACACATTTATATTAATTGTAGGTGCTTGCTGTTCCTGCTGAATATCCATATCTCCTGCAATTTCAAGAATAGTCTTGACCGTTCCTGCGTCACCTGTTTTAACACCACTTTGAAACAGAGAAAACATTAAAAGCATTGTGTTTTGTATGTTTTCCTCTTTAATTCCCATTTTTTTAAGTGCTTCTTTAACTTTACCCTCCTGAACATCACAAGATAGGATTTCTTCCATACATTCACGGGCTTTTCTTCTTTGCCTGCGGGCTTTGCCTGAATTTATGCCACCTTTTCGCCCTATTGCACGGGCTTCTTCTATGCTTCGTTCACTCATTGGAACAAGGTTATTGTTAAGACCTCTTTCCCCTGCGGGCTGTACTCTTTTCTTTTCATCAAACCATTTTTCGCTTGACGCTTGCCTTTTCAATCGGTAAAATGGAATATCGTATTTTTCCGCAAGGCTTTTGTATGTAGCGTTTGTGTTTATGTATTCTTCTCTGATTTTATCCCAATCAATATTATTCATAGTTTCAGGCTCACCCCCTTATTTGAAGATAATTTCCTTTGTGACAAATCGCCCCCACCCACTTGGCATAAAGAAGTGTCAATCCCATAATAAACCGTGTTTTTCAAAGGAAAAAAATGCACAAAAAAACCACCTAACGGATTACCGAAAGGCGGTTTTTTTGAATTAAAGAAAGAAGTAATTAAATCAGTAATGTTGATACATTACAAGGTGAAAAATCCTGTAATAACTTTGCATTATTACATAATACTATTATAGTATAATATTAACTTTTTTTCAATGTGAAATTATCACAAAATTTAGTCATTCTTTTTGTGCATTTTTGATAGAAAAGCCCTGTATTCACGGAAGCATTTGTTTTCATTCCATTGCATATGTACGGCACACTTTTTCCACCTGTAGCCGTAGAAAAAACGGTATTTCAGCATTAGTATAACATCATCAAATACACCGTTTTGTTTAAGGTTTGCCGATATAGTACGCCAATCCGACACAAGGTGTTGCTCAATAACCGCTTTTTTTTGCTCCAAACGCTCCAATTTAATAATATATTCTTCAATGGTGTTGCGTTCACCGCCACCCTTTGGCATATCGGATAAAGTCTGACATTTTGGTGTTTCAATGCTTGACCTTAATTCCTCTATCCGCTCATTGATACCGTTGATTTTTCTTCTCAACTCTAAACATTGTTCAAGTTCTCGCATTTAGCTACACTCCTACATTCCTATTCAAGCACTTCAACATTCCCTCGCTTATGTAATAGTGCTTATCTTTTAGGCTTTTTTCTTCTATGTATTTTCCTTGCTTTTCCTGTTCGCTTTCTATGCGTTTGGATATTTCAGTTTTTAATTCTTCAAGGGTCATTATGTATCGCTCCTAACTTATTGTTGGCTGTGAACCAATCCAAATGTTCTTTCAATTCCTTGTCAGTAAACTTTTTTGTTACAAATGAGGTAATCACCGTTTCATTATTCTTTTTAATTGTGATAATATTGTCAGGTGATTGCTGTATTTCATAACCTTTGTATATCATTTTTTGCACTTCTTTTCCCAATCTTTCTCCATAGTCTTGTACTTCTGCCTTGTATTTTTCCACTTTCTGTTTTTCCAAAGCCATTTAATACAAAACAATTCGTGTCTGATTTTATTTATCATTCTATATCACTCCTTATAAATACAATCTTTTAAATCACCAACGGGACAATAAAATGTTCGTCCATCAGCGGTCGCAATAAAGGCAGTTAAACCATAATAACCCCTTTTTACGGCTGTTAAAATACCGTTAATATCGTGAATTGTTTCTACAAAATCTCCTATTGTAACTTCTCTCATTCTATATCACTCCTTTATAAATGCCCGAATACTCGCATTTGAGAACAACGCTCTTTTAATACAGCCTTATTCTTTTTGTCTATTGCTTTGTCTATTGCTTTTTGACAAGCTCTTTCTACCATTTTGTAATAATCATAATTGGTAGTTTCAAATTGAATTTCATATTTTCCCTTTTCGTTATCAATTTGAACTTTATATGATGTTCCCATTTGTATCACTCCTTATCTCAACATACTTCGGCAATGAAAGTATGTGTGCTTTTTGTAAATTTTTGCTCCACAAGGTTTGCCGATAACTTTGTAGGGTCTTGGTAAAACTTCATCTTCAAGGTAATATTCCTCAATTTTATAAAATTCGTAATCTCTACCGAGGGTTGTTCCATTCATTTTTCATCGTCCTTTCTATCCATTTTCGCACCGCAATAAGCACAATGACCGTTGTATTTTTCGTACACTTTAAGCCTTGTAGCTTTCGGGATAGCTTTTCTAACGCCCATTTTCAACTCTCCTTTTCCACACTTGTTACAAAAAGTCTTAATCATTCTTCCACCTCGCTTTCAAGCCATTTTTTGACTGCATATACGCAATCTATTCTAAGGTTGTTAGATGTACAATGCGGTGCATAAAAACTTTGATGTGAACAATGGTTGCAGTATGTATAATGATTTTCACTTTCATCAAGCAACATTTCCGCCATATCCTCAACGCTCATTGACTTGATTTTTTCATAATTGGTCATTTGGTATTACTCCTTAAATTCTGCCATTTCAAACGGCTTATTTTTATCACAATCACTCATAACAAAAGTTTTTGTATTAAGGTGCATTACTGTTTTTTCTGCTCCAACCGCAGTTACAATAATTGCGTCTGTTCTATCATCTACAATAAGTTTTATTTCTTTCATTTACTTTCACTCCTTAAAATTACTTTCTCAATAATTCATTAATGTATTTCATTTCTCGCTCATTTTCTTTTTTGTATATTTCAGTTTCAAGTGCTTTGTCTGTAACGCAATATCCTTTGTAGCAATACGGATAACCGTCCTCGTCGATTCCACCGTCATAGTCCAATGCAACCAATTCTTTACTAACAAGGCTCTTAATATGCTTTCTGACGGCGTATGTACTTGTATTTAATATTCGTGACAATGCAGGTACGCTCAATATTGGACTACAAATACAAACCCTCACCGCAGTTTCGCAAAGTTTACGGAATACATCATTTTCAGTTATTGTCATTGTTTCACCTCTCATAGTTTCTTATAAAACTCAACCACCGTGTCGTAATATCCGCTTTCCTTTGCTGATTTCAGATAGTCTTTTATAATTTTTTCATCTCTATCTAAATCCTCCGCAATCTGCTTTACGCTGTCACCACAATAGCTATAAACACAAATCAAATATCCTGTATCTTTAGTAAATGGTCTGCGTCTTGCTTTTTCCTGTTTTTCTTTCTTCTTTTCAAGTCGTTCCTGCCGCTTTTTTTCAATAATAGTATCTTGTTTCAGCTTACAGTTCGGACAATAAAGGGCGTTTGATGAACCCGCTTGAAACGGCTTTGAACAAATTTCGCAAATGCAATCAAATATCATAATCACTCACCTTATCAAGCCTTTCTTTTATACAATCAATGCAGAGTTCTTCCCCGTCGTATTCGTAAAGCTGTTTTTCTTCTCTGCAATTGTCACAATAATAGTGTATGACCTTGCTATACGGGCAAGTTCCCCCCGCACAACCAATTTCTGCGGGGCAACCTACACATTCGTTTTCTACACGCTTCATTTTTCGCCCCCCTCTAACATTTTGATTTTTACTAATGCAAACAAAAGTAAAAGACAAATAATTTCGCATATCATTGTGATATTAAACGGCACTACTGCCTTATCAAATGAATTGACGAGGAAGAACATTACTGCAATGTCAACCGCAATTGCTGTTTCTGTCAGATGTGACGCTACAAACAGTACCGACCCTATCAAAACACGGTACAACTTTGTTTCGCTTGCCTTGCTTTCAATCTTATTTAAGCGTTTCATATCTTGTTACCTCTTTCAATAATGTTTCATATTGACGCATTAGGGGCGGTTTTAACGCCGCCCCTCTGCGTTAATTTGCTTCGTCTTTAAATTTTGCACCACTCAATATTAAAGCAGAAATAATTACCCTTGTTTCTGCTTCGCCAAATTGCATACGGTATCTTAACATTTTATACATTTCATTTTGTGTCATACTTTCGTCAAAAAATGCCGTCAAATCTTTGTACGCTTCGATTGCTTCTTTTGCACTTTTCTTTGTCATTTTTGTTACCTCTTTCTTTTTAACCGTTTCGCCGTTCTGCGGCTCGTCAGTAACACGCTTGTTAGTGTTATACGGCGGGCGGTTAAACCGCCCTTCTTATGCTGTGAGGTGTAATATCTGTCTGTCGCCCTGTTTAGCGATTATTTCAACATTCACATTATTGTATTTGCTTTTTACATTCATCAACATTTTTGTTGCCTGCATAATAATATCTGTGTCATTATTTGAGTACATTTCAAATGTCTTTTTTAACGCTTCTTTGCCTGCACTTGTATATATGTCGTATGTTCTTTTCATTTTGATTACCTCTTTCTTTATTGTGATTATATTATACTACAATAATGTCAGATAATCTATTCGCAAATTGTACAAACTTTCAGTTATTTTTTGTGTATATTTTCGTTCACTTAATGCCTGTACTGCCAATGCCGCCCCTGTCTTTGTTGCCAAGTGTTGCAACATTATCAAAGACAACTTCTTGCATTTTCTTGAATATCCTGAATTGACAAATACGGTCATTCTTCTTGATAATCGTATCTCTCAATGCAATAGCAGGAAAACGCCAAATATCATTATCACCGCAATAGCTTTCATCAATAATTCCAAACGAATTTGCACAAATGATACCAAAATTCTTAAAGGTGCTTGAACGGGGTGCAATGTGTGCTTCATATCCCTTTGGCAACTGCATTGATACACCAAGCGAAATTAGTTTATATTCGCCACATTTAAGCTCTACATCTTCGGCGGCTCGTAAATCAATCCAATCTGACTTTGCACCTCCGATATTACACAATTTGATTAAATCCTCGTCGTGATACTTGATTTTAATAATATTACTCATAAGTAATAACCTCCTTTTCGTTATATGGTTTTATCTTGACTGTTACGCAATCCTTGTCACCGTGAGTAACAGTATGAAAGATTTGTTTTATGTATTTTTGACTGTCGTTTTTTAGTACCTCGTTTTTCACAAGACTATCCAAAATAAACTTTGTGCTACTCTGAATATTATCTACATCACGCCGCCTTGATTTTTCTATGAAATCAATCCATATAATACACGGCTCGTCTGTAGGGTGTAGCGTTCCTTTTGCTCTTGCCTGCCTGATAGCCCAACCAATAGCTTCCTCAACATCACGCTTAAATTGTGCCGCCTGATATTTGTTTCTACGGCAAACATTTACATAGTCATTGAGCGAGGGCAACTTTAAATTGATAGTAAAATAATTTTCCACTATATCACCTAACTTTCATTTATTTCTTGTTGGCAACACATAAGGCAACAATAAGCACTCCACATACGCCACCAATGATAAGCCCTATAAAAAATCCACCCCAAAACATATTATAAACCTCCTTTTTTATTTAATTGCTTCAATATCGGTTAATTTACAGATTAATAATGACCTACATTTTAAGTCTTGCAATTCAGCTTGATAAAAAAATCCTTTTTCATTTCTGCGGATTATACAACCTAATAATTTGTACTTTGCATTGTTGTATAATACTTCGTTGTTAAGATTTTTCTTTACCTCTGCTAATTCCATTTTTTCACGCTCCAAAAGTCGCATACATTGCCTTGACCTGTCTAACGCAATCCAAATACAACTGCTTCAACTGCTCGTCGTTATAATGGTCGTATAATCCTGTATTCAGCTTTGACCTGAAAATTAAATCAACCTCTTTTTCAAAATCGTTCATTATTTGCACCTCCTTTTACAATTCAAGTAAATTTTTCATATCGTCATAGCTTTCCCTTATAGCTTTTCTGCGGCGGCTCTGCCCTGAAACTTCAATAGGGAAACACCTTTCAAGAATACGGTCGTAAATTCGCCCGTTCTCTATATCATCAGGTTTTTTAATCTTATCTATTGATAGATTGGTAGTAATAATCATTGGCAATCCTGCACGGTAGCGGCTGTCTATGATATTGAAAACCTGTTCTTTTGCAAACTCTGTGTTTCTTTCAATCCCTAAATCGTCAATCACAAGCAAAGAAAAACGGTTAAAACTATCTATGTATTCTTGCTTTTCAAAAGTCGCTTGCAAAGCGTTTATTATCCTTGCAAAGTTTGTTACTAATACGGGATAACCTTTATCAATCAAGGCATTAGCAACTTCACAAGCGGCGTATGTTTTGCCTGTTCCACAACTACCATAAAGCAATAAGCCTTTGCCCTGCTTTTTCATTTCGTCAAAGTTTTCAACATATTTTTTCATAGCGTTTGTTACTCGGCTATTCGTCATATCGTCGTTTTCAAAAGTCCATTCCTGCATATTACTTTCAGGAAATCCTGTACGCCTTAAATCTTTTATTTTTCTGTCAAAGTCAGCCTGTTTTCTTTCGGCTTCCTCTTTATCTCTCTTTTCAGCTTCGCATTTACAAAGACACATAGGACGGCGTATAGTGCCAAATAACATTACTTCTGTTTGCTTTTTGGTGTGACATTTACCGCAATATAGTAATCCGTCCTCGCCTATATAATCGCAATCGTTGGTAGGGATAGCCGTTTTACTTCTCTCTATCAAACTTTCAACAGCGTTTTGCACACTCATTTATTCATCATTCCTTACTTTACTTGATAAAAGCTAAATCATCTTCCATATCAGGGTTAAAGCACCAACCGTCATTTTTTGACTGTTTGTTATATCCTGTATTGCTGTATGTATTGATAGCATAAAAAGCCGCCCAACCTCTGCAAATTACCTCCGATAAATACTGATTTACTGACATATTACTTTGCTTTGCAAGGATATCAAGTTTATCAATATTCATCTTAATAGCTCTGTCAGTCATTGCCGCCCTTTTTGCTTTTCTGACTTTTAACCATTCCTTTAACAAATCTATTGTTTCTTCATCTTTTGAGTAATTCAAAATGATTTCATCAAAGGTATTCTTCTTACTTACTTTCTTTTTATTATTAGTTGTATTATTAGATGTATTACTTTCTTGCATATTCTGCAATTCTGCCTTGTCTTTTTTGCAAGGCTGACTTGTTAAATTTGCAAGTCTGCTTTTCAACTCTCGTTGTCGTCCGTCAAAACTTTGAACATATAAATATCCTAATTTAATTAATAGTGAGATTGATTTTGATACTTTTGTTTCGCTACATTGGCAAAAATCCGCTATATATTTGTTGCTTGCGTAACAACCTTTTTCGCCACAATCTAAACTATCAATTTCAGTTAATATAACTTTATCAAGAGCGTTTAATCTTGTATCAAGCCATACTACTTTAGGTATCCATACGCCTTTAAAATCTCTTTCGTTTTCTGCCATTGTTTACACCTCATTTAGCGGTGGGGTACTCAATCTTTTGAATCAAGTACCCCGTGATATTAATTAGCCAACAATAATAATTGTTCCTTTTTTAATTTCAGTTGCAAATGCTTTTGAGTAATACTCTTTAATATTTGCTTTAGCTTGTTTTTTCCAAGCCCCGCCGTCTGCTTCATAAAGTGCAAAAGAACCATTATTCATAATTCTAAATAGAAATTCACTTGTAGGCTGTTCAATCTCTGTAAATGTGCGGAATGGTGTTAGTCTTTGAATTGGTGAAACGGTTGCTTTACCGCCCAAAATTCCCTTACTTGATGTTACTTTTTGAGTAATGCCGTCGTCCTCAACTTCAACAGAATTGTTACTTGTAACTGTTTTCAAAAATTTCAATAGATTTTCGCTATTTTCGTTCTGTACAAACAAGGAACGCAAAGCAATAACAAAGTTTTCATAGTTATATGGAAAATCAAAATGAAATAGGTTATTGTCGCATTTTACACCATATGGGTGTTCTCTATCCTTGTCACCGTCAAGGGCTGTATAAACCTCTACTTTGTTATAATCTTCAATAACAAGATAAAAAGGTAAATTGAATTTTTCACATTCATTCTTCATAATAGGAATAAGGCTACTTAAATCGTTAAAAACAATTTCTTTTGCTCTGTCCTTGTGTCTTACAAGAGATAGCGGACTATTTGTATATACTTTCCCGTCAATCTCATATGTTTTTGCTGTGTTGTCAATGATATTCTGAATATCTTTTACAATACTGTCATACATTTTTTATTCCTCCACTTTTATTGTTTCTGTATTGCCAAGTTCGATATATTTGATTTGGTGTACCTCACCAAAAATATCAACTTGTCCGTCACCTAAACCGTCAGCTTCAAAAGCAACCATTTTAGTGTCGTCCTGTTGGATAACCATTGCTGTGCTAACAGAATTAATAGGGCTTACCTTTGCTTTTACACTTGTTTGCATTTCAATAGTTTTGCGGTTGTTTTTTGGCGTTAGCTTAACTTCAATCGTTAGTTTTCGTGGCTTTTCGTCCGTGTTTGGATTGTTGATGTTTTCAATAACTTTCGCCATTTCAAAATTTATGCGGTCAACTATCTCACCTCCTCCAAAATCAATAATGCTTTCAACCTTTTTCATATTTGTTATTCCTTTCAATAAAATAAAAAAAACTTTGAAATATATTGAGGTTACGGCTCGAATATATCCCAAAGTTTCTTAAAGTCATAGTATTAAGTTTACTGCCATAATAAGCCCGTAACTTCTTACTATGACCTTAATACTATATTACAATAATTTCCGCTAATTGTCAATATATTTTTACAAATAAATTGAATTTGTTTCATTGTGACACATTTTATACGCCGTGTTCCATATTGATAGGCGTTCCAACCGTTCCAACGCTTCCGTCGCTGTCAGTTGCCATAAAGTGCTCATTCGGCATAGGGTACATATATCTAAACATCAGGTAATTTGCGGCGTCAACAAGGTGTTCGGTATTATGGTCTTTTTTAAACGCTTCAAGACACTTTTCAGCCGTTGCAAGTGCGTCCACTCTACCACTTGCGAAATTATCTCTTGCAGAGCCGTATTTGTAATATGATATTTCAATACGATATTTCCGCTCTTTGTCGAATTGCTCGCTATATTCACTATCAAGCATTGTTTATCTCTCCTAACTATGTGCGTATTCCCTGTATTGTTCTTCCTCTTTGCGTCGGTTTTTTGCCGTTTCAGATGATACTAAATCAGGGCGTTTTTCTTGGATTTTACGCCTACAACGGCTCACCGTTTCCCAATTAGGCAACTTATTTGTGTAGTGATTTTTCATTACTACCCAAAATGGATAATTGAGAATTTCAGGGCATATTTTTTCACAAACACATAACATCAGAACATAATCGTCTTTCCTTGCTTGTAAGTTACCTTCCAACACTTCCGATACTATTTTTTCCATACTCTGAAATTTTGGCATATTATTTCCTCCTTTTTAGGTTTAAAAAGGTAAATCATCATCTGTAGGCATATCCGCAAATCCCTGTTGATATGAAGGATTAGGAACATATCCCTGTTGTGTATAGCCTTGCTGTGGCTGTGGCGGTCGCTGTGGCTGTGGTGCTTGTTGATACTGTGGCGGTTGTTGTGGTGCTTGTTGATACTGTTGACCGTTTGCAGGATAATTGTTATAACCTTGCTGTTGATATCCTTGTTGATAATTTTGCTGTTGATATCCTTGTTGATAATTTTGCTGTTGGTTATTCTCTCGCTTTTCACCTGTGAACGAAACATTGTCTGCTACAACCTCAACAACATAACGGTTTGAACCGTCCTTAGCCTGGAACTGACGGCTCTGGAGCTGTCCTTCAA